TTTTTTTTTTTTTTAATTTTTTTTTTCATATCTCTTATTGATTCTGCAATCATGCGAGTAGGTGTTTTACCACACAGTGTTGTATAATCATCTATTAAACTATTAATTAATCTCATATTACCTTTTATTCTTTTTGCATTTTTTGGGTTTTCAATGCTACCTAATATATTATTTTTCTCGTGTTGCAATTTATAACTTTTTATAAGACCAATCATTTGTTGTCCATCTTCTATATTAATATTATTTTTATTAATTACATTTTTTAAATTACTTAAATATTCTTGTATTGATTCAGTATATATATTTGCAGATTTTCTTAAATTATTATTACTCTTTACTTGGTTACATGTATGATGTGAATATGCAAATTCTATTAAATTAATTTTTATTAAACATATAAATTTGTCTATATAGTCGTCTTTCTCATTTTTTTCTTGAAAAATATCACATAAAGAATTTAACGCAATATCCATTTTGTCCACTTCTGTTTCGTTACAATTAATACTATTATATACTTTTAATAATAAGTCATTTGAATCAGGATTATTTATAAAATCTTCCCATTTACCGAACAAAATCTTATATTCTTCTCTATTAATTATATTATGAACTTTACCGTAAAATTCTATAGCTGGTAATTTATGCTCTATTTCTGGTTTTAGACTCTTATTGAATGTTAAACCGACAAATTCTTTATCTTTATTCACTAATTCACCACCACATAAATAGCAACAATGTCTATCTTTAAATGTTTCACCCTCTATGTAATTACCCCAAATTCTACTCATTTGTTCATTTGTACTCTTACCTTCTTCTACTGCGGCACGAATGTTATCAAAATTTATTTCTTTATTATATCTGACGTCTAATATTGTTTTTACTGTGTCTTGTCTGTTCTTATGTTCTATTTTTCTAATAACGTTATTCTTATGTATTTCTTTAATAGTGTCCTCCATCATAGTTGCAGTTGAAATACAAGATGTGGTTGTCATTTGGCTATTTTCATTATCACTTTGACTGCATTCTTTATTATAATTACCTTCTTGAATTTTCAAGTTATCTTTGTCGTTCATTGCTTCATTCTTAGCTTTTTTTGTTTGTAGTTCATAAATATTACGTAGTTCTTCGTATTCTTTTTTTTGTAATAGTTCATTAAACATCTTTTTTAATTCGTCTTCACCTAATCCTTCTAAGTCGTCAACAGACATATCATCAATTTTCTCTGTAGCTTTTGTAATGTTGTTTATTTCAGTATCTAATTTTTGATTGTCTTCTTCTAGATTTATCTCGTTGTCTAATTCATTATTTAATTCATTTAATTCATTTGTTTTATTAAAAAAATCAGGTCCGTCATATAGATAATCACTACCTTGAGATTCACTATATTTAGATTCACCTTCGAATTCATCAGCTAAAGTAGCTGATGTTTGTTTGGATTCTTCTTGTTTTTCCACACTTTGTTTTTTTTTTATGCTTTTGGTTATTTCTTGTTGCATTTGAAGCAGTTGGTCAATAGTTAGACTATCATACAAGCTATCACCACGACTTGCACTTGCAATTCCCGGATCCGTAAATAAATTTTTTTGGTTTGTACTTTTGTTTTGGTTTGTAATTTTGTTTTGGTTTGTAATTTTGTTTTGGTTTGTAATTTTGTTTTGGTTTGTAATTTTGTTTTGGTTTGTAATTTTGTTTTGGTTTGTAATTTTGTTTTGGTTTACAACATCACGACTATAGACACTAGGTGAACTATTATCTGGTATTTTCATTGGTGAGAATGTTGTTGAACCTAGTGATGATACTGATTCTCCAGGTGACTGTGGTGTACTCTCTTGATTTAATCGTGCCGCTTTATTTGAGTGTGAGGAATCACCAAATTCTTCATCACTAGACATAATATGATTTTAACTATATAATATAATCATATTATGATATTATAATATTACACTAAATTATTTTTTGGGGGATTTTTTTGGTGTATCAAACATACCGTCTATAACATCATAATCGTCACCATAATTTATTGGTGGCGTTTTGGGTGGCGTTTTGGGTGGCGTTTTTAAAATATTATCCAAATCAAACAAATATTGTGGACTTGTTCTATGTCTATCATATAATATATTCAATTCTCGCTTATCAACATATTTTTTATCACTAAATGGATAATCACTAGGGTTTCCATCTGGGTCAGTAAAAGGTTTTATTAATGATGCTACTGGTGATATCCTTTCTTTATTTACCTCGTTATTTACAGATTTTTTACGGAGATTTTTGCCTTCTGTAGTAATATGACGGAGCTGTTTTCTTCGTTCCGCAATAACCTTTTTATATTCAACATATAATTTATACAATTCTGTATCGTTTAAATAATTACTATCATAAGGGTCAGTTAATTGTTCATTAGTATAATGTGTGTTCTTTTTTGAAGTTAGTGCTCTTACTCCATATTTTTCAGCTATCCGTTCTTCAGGATTAGCATCATTATATTGTCTAATTCTATTTATTATCGCTGTTATTCTATGTTGGTTATCTTGGGTTCGCGTTGCCGCTTGTTTTGCAGATTGTTGTTTTAGTGTTTTAACTACTTTTTCGCGTTTTCCATTTGTACTTGTTGTACCACCTCTTTTCTTTGTTTGTCGTTTTCTACCGGATGTATTATGATATTTCATTGTATATATATTGCATCTAAATAAAAATTTATTATAATGAATAAAAAATAGTTAAATATTATTTTAAATAATATAACAAAATGGAGGTAGCTTGTGGTGTAATGTATGACAATACAGGTAATATTTTAATGGGACTACGATGTGAACAAGGACCAAATCCAAACTATTGGGAATTTCCGGGTGGTCAACAAGAAGATAATGAAACACTGGAAGAATGTTTACATCGCGAATGGAAAGAAGAATTAAATTTAAAAATCAAAATTGATAAAAAAATAACAACTACTTCTTATAACGATATACATTGTCATTTTTTTGTTGGAAAAATCATAGATATGGAGAACCTACATATAAATGTACATCAATATATTGGATTTTACAATAAAAATCAAATATATAAGATGCGGTTATTTGAAGGCGATAAAGAAGTTCTTGATTTATTATAATAATAAAAAGCATCTTGTTGAATCAATTGGAGAACTTGGATACACATAATTATAACTATAATATGATGTTTCTATTGAATATAACGACTGTTTACCTCGACACCAATATTCATGTAGAATTTTGTTATGACCTATGTTCTCTATTGTTATCATCTTATAATCAGCGTTTATATGTATTATTTGACGTAATACATGTAAAAACCCCATATAAAATAAATGATTATTATTACTGTTTTGTACACTGCATATTAGTGATAATGTCTTCGCTTCTTTTTCATCATAATGACGTTTCATATCTTTTACAAAATAAAATCCTAAGATATCTTCACCTTGTTGTAAACAATAAATGTATAGTAACTTTTCTTTCATTTGTGAGAGAATATTTCCAATGTCAGGGAGAACCATGATATCAAACAACATAGTTTTTGTTTCAAATACGCTATTTACGGTGAAAAAATCCATAAAAATTTCCATATTATTGGTTCTCAATTCTTTTACACTATAATTGGAATCCATTCTTGAAACTTTTTTATTTGGTATTGTGTAAAAATAGGTGTTATATGTGATTAATGGACGAATTCCAGAAAAAGGTTCTCCATCCTTCTTTATCAAACTACATGATATTTTTTTATTATACATTCTTTGGTTAAAATCATGTGTTTGTAACAAATTTCTACTCACGTTTATATGGTCATGTTCTCTATGTACACATAAATTATCTATAAAATATATCAAAACTTTATTATACGTATTGTCTTTGTTTACTGAACGAACATACATAGTTACTGACCGTGATGTTATACAACCCACTAATTTTTCTGTACTAATTAGTTCAATACCTTCATTGCTTTCCTTTGGTTTCAGTTCATAATTTGGTAATTTGTATGTTGAAATAAAGGACGGTTGATTTTGTCCTGTTAACATAGCATATATATCATTGGGTTGAATAATATAATCAATATATTCACTGGACAAGTAATGACACTGTATTAAATCCGTTATTTCTTTGATAGTTTGAGAACATTCATCAATATGACGAGTTTTTATTAAAATATCATTAAAATACTTGGTTTTATAAGGACCATTTTGTTGTATTATAAAAGGTTCTCTATAACAAGAACGAATATAGTCATAAGTATGAAATACCGGTTGGTTATTCCAAAATGGATATTTTATTTTGATAATAGCCAACATAATTATATAGAAAACTATTACAAATACCAAAATATATTGAAATATCATAATTAATATATTTTGCGAAAAGTGTTTGGATTATATAACGATTTGTTATAAAGGTCTTTCTAAAATATACAAATATTGGTTTTTATCACCATTACTACTTTGCATATCTACTTTTCCCTTTACAATAAATCCATTTTTACTAGCGGTTTTAATAATATGGTCAATTGATTCCATGTACAACTTAAATTCATTTTGTCGGATATGATTTGTTTCCATATCAACAAACGTTTCATTAAATTGAGTACTTTGTTGATTATTATTTTTTGGAATAATACAAGAACATTTATACTCATAATCACTAAACATTGCAGTACTAGTTATTTTTCGTTGAGAACCTGTACTTTTTTCTTCGTTATAAGTTTCATTATAAGGTATCATATTCGTGAATTTATCGGTATCAACTAAATGTAATACTAAATATGTATTCGGCTTCATCCAGAAATAACAATTACGGAAAAATTGGGTCTTATTGTCTATGCTATATATAGTAAAATAACTACATAATATATGTGTAAACGTTGACTTCTCAAATTGCATTGAATCCAATACATCACCATATACATATTCAGAATCTGGGTAAGATAATTGTGCATATGTCAACATGTCTTTTGATTTATCTATACCATATGCATCATATCCTGCTTCATTCAATTCGTTTACTATATATCCAGTACCACAACCCACATCTAAAAATGTACTATGTTCACTTGAAGGTTCCGTCATTTCTATAATATTAATTAGGTCTCGTTGAGAACGTTTTTTTGTATTATGTAAAGAATCATAAATATCTGCATAAAATTGGTCATTTGCATTTTCATTTTGTTTACAAACAAATTGTTCCTTTTGTGTAAAACCATCACGTATAACCGGATGTTGCATTTGTTTTGAAATTATTACCAGTAATAATATGATACCAATTATGAGAACTAATCGTAAAAAATACAAATTCGGGTTATTTGATGTAAATATGTTGTATAGTGATTGAAACATTTATTATATAGTATGATATATAATAAATTGACACAATAATATACGCTTATTGATTTCTTAATTGAGTTCTCGTATGATTAAAGAAGCGGTCAACTCCAACATCTGTATTTACTAAATTTGGGTGTACCCCCGTATTAAATCGTTGTTCTGTAAATAATTCTGGATGTGGTTGATTTGATGGTGCTGATACAACAGTTGTTTTGTATAAATCACTATTGGATGATGGGACATAAACTGCCTGACTTGCACCATGTTGTAATCCAAATGATTGATTACGTAATACTGTTTCCACATCTACATTTTGTAAAAATCCGGAAGATGGTGCACCATCATTACCTGGACTAAAATTTGTAGAATTATTATAAAGTGGATATGGTAATGATGATTCTGTGGAATGACGTGCATTTTTTACAATTGGGAAAATCGTTTGTTTTGTTTGTACTGCTCTAGGTGCAAAATGGGGTTCTAATGGACTATCAGCAAAATTACGACTACTAATACGATTATTTAATTCATCTACACGTTCATTTTGGCCATATAATACACCCGATGGAACACCATGTATACTTTGATTATCTTGTAAATTCATATTTCAACTAAACTATATATATACTAACTATTTTTTACTTTGAATTTAACATAATAATTATTTAAACCTGTCTTTGGATATTCTTCTTCTTTTTCTATTATACTATTTTCAATAAAATTATAAACAGGAATATTATTCCAACATAAATGTCCAATTGAAACATATGGATTAAGAACTAATTCTGTATATTTTGATTGAATCTCTAAAGGAATTTCACTAAATGCATAATTGCTTATTAAAAAACTATTTTTTGGTAAATTATTAAAATCTTCCAATTGATAACAATTTACATCTAATTCTAAATTCTTTAAAAAACTCTTTTGTAATTTTGATGCTTCCAATAAATCAAATATCGTATAGGAATTTATATTCATGTTATATAACATTGCTAATTTCATTAAGAAAAAACATTCACCACCATATCCACCACCAATTTCAATACAATCTATATTATTTAAATTATTTTCTTTCATATAATCTAATACCAACAAACTATGAAAAATATATCTTAAATTTGTTGGAGAACACCGAGCGAAATCATTAAAATCATGAAGATATGGCACACCATAAGCATCATTTATAGAACACAAGGATATTAAATAATTTTTATTTATTTTATAAAGTTCTGAATATTTATTTCGTATCAATTCTAAATACATATTTCCATAATTAACATTTACATGCTCTAACATATATGTGTATTCGGGGCTTGATTTAAATGTCCATGTTTCTGACCTATTTAAATCTATAGTTTTAACATAATTTATATATCGTTCGTATATAGACATTATGTGTTACTATAAATTAAACTATTTAAATATATTTATTATAATTAAATATAATGCCGTTTTCACAACATAAAAAATAATCAAGAATGTAAAATCAATAGTAGAAATCTCACCTACGATGGTCTAACTTTTTCCACTTCTTCTTTGGTATTGGAACTGGTGAAAGACGAAATTTGAAAACACGCAGGTCGGTGTTATTGATAATGATGTCTTACTAGCCTATGTATAATTTATTTTTGTAATCAACTTAAATACTTCAATACATATTATATGTATACCGTAATACATCATGGTTGTTATTTGCGATAAGCCATATCCATCTAATTCAAAGTATGAATCCTATTTTGAATTATATCCATATACTCTCAGTGATTTTCAAAAGTACGCAATTGAATCCATTGTTGAAGGAAATCATGTATTGGTAACTGCACATACTGGTTCGGGTAAAACGTTACCGGCTGAATTTGCGATTCAACATTTTATAAAAACAGGAAAAAAAATCATTTATACAAGTCCTATTAAAGCTTTATCTAATCAAAAATATTATGAATTTACAAAAAAATATCCTGATATTTCTTTTGGACTATTTACAGGTGATATCAAAACAAACCCGAATGCCGATGTTCTTATCATGACTACGGAAATTTTAATGAATTACTTATTTACCTCTATTAATAACGAGAATCAACCATCTACAGAAGAATCCACATTATTACAGTTTCAAATTGATATTCAAAATGAATTAGCTTGTGTTGTATTTGACGAGATTCATTATATTAATGATGCTGAACGGGGTCAAGTTTGGGAAAAAACGATTTTAATGTTACCTAGACATATTCAAATGGTTATGTTATCCGCTACTATTGATAATCCCGCTGGATTTGCTGAATGGTGTGAGCGAGGTCAAGCTGATAATGGTGGTAAATCGGTTTATCTAGCATCTACTAACCACCGAGTTGTTCCTTTAACACATTATGGATATTTAACTACTACCGAAACCATTTATAAAACCATTCGGGATAAGGTAATTCAACAAGAAATACGTGATACTACTAATAAACTTATTCTTTTGCAAGATGAACATGGGAAATTCCATGAAAATGGTCACAAAAAAATTATTAAAATGAATAAATATTTTACCAATAATTCGGTATTTATGAAACGTAAACAAGTACTTAATCAATTATCTTTATTTTTACGAGACCGTGAAATGCTTCCGGCTATTGCTTTTGTTTTTTCACGTAAAAATGTAGAAGCATGTGCTAATGATATTACTGTTCCTTTATTAAATACCGATAGTAAAATTAGTTCTACTGTTCGGTATGAATGTGAGCAAATTATTCGCAAATTGCCCAATTATAATGAATATCTACATTTACCAGAATATCAAAACCTAGTTTCTTTATTGGAAAAAGGTGTTGGAATACATCACTCTGGAATGATTCCCATCTTAAGAGAAATTGTGGAATTAATGATTTCTAAAAAATATATTAAACTTTTATTTGCTACAGAATCTTTTGCTATTGGCCTTGACTGTCCTATCAAAACTGCGATTTTCACCAGTGTTAACAAGTTTGATGGTAGATGTGAGCGGTTTTTAATGTCGCACGAATATACACAAATGGCTGGACGTGCTGGAAGACGAGGAATTGATACCATTGGTAATGTTGTTCATTGTAATAATTTATTTACGCCACCTTCTATGGGTGAATATAAATCTATTATGGGAGGTGTTCCACAAAAATTAGTATCCAAGTTTTGTATATCTTACTCGCTTATATTGAATTTATTGAAAAATGGTCAAACCAAAGATTTTCATTTATTTTCGCAAAAAAGCATGATACAGAGTGAAATTGATATATCTATACGTAATTTTGAACTTTCTATACAAACTACACTACAACAAATTACTGAAAAAGAACAATTTGTTAATAATGCAAGAACGCCACACGATATATGTAATAAATACATAGAATTAACTCATTTACGTAATACTTCTAATAATAAAAAACGCAAAAATGCCGATAAAGAATTATTTCAACTAACTGACCAACACCGATATATTAAGGATGATGTAAAACGCGTTATTGATTTTAATTCACTGCAGGAACAACTTGAAATTAATAAATCATCATTAGAATATACAACCGATTTTATTACGAATCAAACCCAAAAAGTATGCAACGCCTTACGAACCTATGATTTTATTCATTTTGACCAAAATACTGATGAATACCAATTAACAGAATTAGGCATTATTGCTTCTAATATAGCTGAAATACATCCACTTGTTGTATCTAAATTTCTAGATAAATGGAATTATTTTCAGGATTTTACAACATTTCAGGTTGTTGGATTATTTTCCTGCTTTACTGATGTAAAAGTTAGTGATGATGTTAGATTAAGTCTACCAAATACTCAAGATTATTTACTACTTTCATCTATTAAAGATATTGCTAATTTAAATAAGGAATATGAATCATATGAAAATGATTATGAAATTAATACTGGTATTCATTATGATACTGCATTACAATTTGATATTATTGATATTAGTATGAAATGGTGCAATTGTGAAACAATTGAAGAATGTAAGTTGCTAATTCAAAACGATTTATATGAAAAATCCATATCGGTTGGTGATTTTACAAAGGCTATTTTGAAAATTGCTACTATTATTAGAGAATGGATGAGCGTATTTGAAATTATTGGCAAGATTGAAGCACTACATAAATTTAATCAAATTGAAAATTTATTATTGAAATACATAACAACCTCACAAAGTTTGTATGTATAAACATTTTTATAAAAAATTGAGTTATAATTATTATAATTATTTATAATAACTATATACATGCTTTATGCATAAACAAGCTTCTATTTATAACTACTTTTCAAACAATAATACTAGGTTTTACACAATATCATGTGTTCTTCATTTAATGTTATTACTACTGTTTATGATAATAATAGTGAAAATAGCGATGATAATAATAGTGAAAATAGCGATGACAGTATAATCATTCACGATACTGATATTGATACTGCTGATACTGATACTGATACTGGTACTGGTACTGATACTGAAATGAGTGAATATTCACTTGATTATGATACAGAGGAAGGAATTGAATATGATTCTATTCATCGTGAAGATGCAGAACATTTTTATATAGAAAAAGAACACAACAATTATTATATTGGATTATGCCATAGTTATTTTACACCTAGTTGCGTACATTATTTATTATTGTCTACATCCGTATCAGCTAGAACATTCTTTAACCATCCATATAAAAATGTGAACAATTATTTATATTATTATGGTTTAATTCGTGTACCCAATCCTAATATTCAAATAATGCAATTAAAAATACACACATTTAATGGAATGGAATCGTATAATGTTATTATTAAAACATATTGGTTACGATTAATCCAGCGTCATTGGAAAAAAATATATAAAAAAAGGTCATCTATTATTAAACAAAGAATTCAACCGAATAATCAACAATATAAATCTATTCATGGTAACTATCCATTACATATTTCTAATTTACCGTCTTTATCTGGTATGCTATCTATTTATCAAAACTCATTAGATATAAAAATTGATTAATATCTACCAACAAATCATCTCTAATACTTAAAAGTCCACTATCTTTTTTATTAAACATACTATCTAGATTAGTTAAAAAATCACGAAACTCATATATATTATTCTTAAATTTGCGTGTATTACTATTATCTAATATTCGTAATTGTTTTTCAACCATTTTTATTCTGTTATTCTCTTTACCAAGTAAGGTTTCTACAAATGTGTCTATATTTTTATTTAATCTTTCATACAATTCATCTGTGGCTTTATGTTGAGCATAAGAGTGTGTCTTCCAGTGATATAATTTTACCATATTCAATAATTCTAAAAATTTATGTACTATATAAGAGTTACGATTGTTTTTGGAATTATTCTTATACACTTTCATTGTTCTTCGTTTTTTGTGATTTATATTCTTTTCAGTTTTATTCATTATAATATTATTGTAGATAATAAAACTATTTATAATCATTTTCTGTCAATACATATCCCCAATGCTGTAGTGTCTGTCTTATCTTTGGACTTATACTAAAATCATTATATTTTGTTTTATTTTTCTTTATAAGATTTACTAATACTCTACGAAACCGACTATTTGGACCTGCGGTTTGAACCCAACGCTTTATTTGACGGTCATCGTCTGAACCACGTTTTCCATTATAAAAATCACAATACCATTGTACCCAACCATATGGATTATTTTGTTTTATCCACTCTTTTTCTTCCCAAAATTCTAATGTTGTTCCTACTATTACACCATACTTATTTATAGTACTATCATAATGTTCCCATTCTTTTGTTAAATGTTCTTCGGGAATACCTTCCCACCAACTTTTTGGATATTTTAAATGCTGGTTCTTATATTTCTTTCCGGTTATAGCCGAACTTATTGGACGCCAATATGTACCACCAAAACTACCTAATTTAAATATTTCACGCGGTGTTAAGTTTGGACGAAATTCGGGATAATCTTTAAACTTTGTTTTTCTTTTTTGTGTTTTATTTTTTCCATATTTACAATATTGTTTTTGAGAAAAACCTTTGGGTTTATTACAATTTATGCTTTTCTTATATTTTTTACTCCAATTTCCACCTTCTTTTTTATCTTTTCTAAAACGGTCTATACGTCCTTTTCTATATTTCTTTACACGCGCGTTTTTTATCTCTGGTTCAGTCAATTCATTATGAGTAATTGGGGTATCATCTGTTATACGTATTTTAGGCCTATAAATATCATTTTTAAATTTATAACCTACTTCACCACGTTGATTTAACCATTTTTCATCAAACCATCGTTTTAAACCTGTTTTGTTATTTCTTCTACCTATATATGGTTTCGCATTTTTACCATACTTTTTTGTAAAATTATTTTTATATGTTTGTACTAAAATACCACTTCTGTATGCACTATGTTTGGGATATTTTTTATATACTACTTTTTTGGTTTTATTATATAATTCTCTATCTTTTGGTGTCATATATAATAGAAGTATATTTGAAAAATTGATATAAATATTAAAATATAATAAAATATAATTATTAACAATATTAATCATGTCAACATCTCTATGTATATCAACTGAACCTATTATATTTACTAGATATTTGTATAATAAAGTTGAAGTCAAGCAATCATTATTTATTGCTTTGTTAAATCGTAGATTGGATGAATCCATGTTTTGGGCATATGAATTATATTTCTCGGGATTTACTACAGAAGTTTTTGAATATATTATTAATGTTTATCGGGAAATATATTCATTATTAAATCCAAAATTAGTTTTATTCATTGAAAAAATGTTAATTGCATGGTCTGATGATAAAACTAGAGATTGGACTATTGGCTCTATTATTACCACTCTAATTAATAGAGAATATGATATCAATAATTTTATTAATATTTATTTTGGTGTTAAATGTTATGAAAACAAATCTAACCGACACCAAACACGTAAATTTATAATTACTCTATGTGACAATGATATTGATAAATATAGAACTATAACTGGTACAGCTAACAAAATTTTAGAAACAGCATGCAGATTTTCCATACATAAAGAATATAACAAGCTTTTTGATATTGATGTGCCTACGCGAGATATTTTAAAACAAAATTATTATTATCATTGGTTATATTACTGTTTAGATACGCCCGTATGGCGAGATAGAATTTTTAAATATAAAGGAAAACTAAATCATGAAAAAAAAACAATTGAATTTGACGATGAAGATAATTTACAACATTTTTACGACAACTGGGGATATTATCCAGATGAACAATATAGACACGTTGAAGAAAAATCATTAGGTAAAATTATTCCGGATAAACCTATTAGTATTATAGAATTTTGTATACGGTATGAAGCCAGACCTATTATTAAAAAAATAAATACGAATACTAAATGCAAACCTAGCGATTTAACCAATTCTATGGAATATACAGTGTAATATAATATTTTATTAATGTATATGAAACTATTTTTTAATTATTTTCTACATCCTAAGGTATCAGTATTACTTATTTCTGCCTTTATTTTTTCTATACTTTATTTAATTTTAGATGATAGTAACTTTAGTGGGGTTAACTATATTAAAGAAACTATTAAGAAAGAAGTTATTAAAAAAGAAATAGATAAACAAATTGAAAATACAGATATCAACGAACCTATGTCTAATAATGTATATAATAAACAATTTGAAAATATTAAACGCGATGTTGCTATGGAAGATGCAACAAAAGATGTTTCTGAAGAAGTTGATGGTAAAGACTTAAAAGCTGATAAAATTAATATTTCTATTTTACAAAGATATTTTAACCGAATTTATTTTTCTATTAATACCTCTTGTTTATTGGGTTACGGTGATATATATCCTGTATCTAATATATGTAAGTGTTTAACTATGTTACAATCACTACTTACTATTTCTATCATTGTGTATTAACTGCGTTTATGCATTACATGTAATATATTATTACATGTAATTGTTAGATTATATTCTTATTCACAAATAAATCTTTTGCAAATGTCTTTATGATTTTATTATCTAATCGTATCTGCTCATCTTCCGCATCTCCCAATATTGCTCTCATCATTTTATAACAGAAATTATGTTCACGACTATCCATGATTTCACTTTTGGGATGTGCTTGTCTCCAATTTCCAACTGAACGATAATTTGTCATTGATATGCTACTTAATATTCTACGTAATTTTACCAATTCGTCTGTATCCTTACACCATTCATCTTTATCTTTTATATACATTGTTTCACGTTTCACATCTGTGCAATGAATTGGTCGTTTTGTTACATCCATACCTTTAAGCCGGTCCATTATCATTTTTGTCATACCATTAACATATCCATGATGACCTATGTATTCTAATTCATCTACATTCACATCTATGTTTCCTAGAAAATCTGTTATGTTCATTGCATCTTTACATGTGTCATTCAAGAAAAAGTTGAGATTGAATCGCTGGTTATTGTTGTTCGTAGTATTGTTATTTGTTATACTACCTTTATTATTTTTAACTGCATCTACTAGTTGCTGTTGCAATTCTTGATTTTTTTCATATTGTTCCACCATTAGAGTTTTAAATTCTTGATTTTGTTTTAATAATAATAAAACTGTATTTGCATCACTAGTCGGTTCAATTTCTCTACCATATATATTATTATCATCATTATCATTATCATTATCATCATCATCTACATATGTACATTTCTGTTTATGATACCATAAACTATTTCGGGCTTTATATACCTTACCACATTCGCATTCAAATATTTCGGCATTTTTTGGCTGTTTTTCTGTTCTAATTGTTCTATTTTTATGTTTTGCAGTCATTATGTGTTTATTCCAATTACTTTGTTTACTGCATTTAAAGTTGCAATTTGTACATGTAAATTTATCGGCATTTTTTGGCATTTTTATTTGTTCTAAATATTCTATATATATAGAACATAAAAATGCCTAAAATTTCTAACGCAAAAAAAAATGTGCAGTCATACAAAAATAATAATTCTATGTTTTACAGCATTATGCTCTAAAACCAGAAATCGTGTTTTTTTCGGAAAATTTATTCTTCAAGATCTGAAAAGTGGACATTTTCAGAATGTCCATTTTTCGAAACCTTTCCAATAAGTTTTCTGAGAAATAATATAATAATATAATAAATTATAAAAACAACTTAAAGATAAATATATAAAATCCAAGTTGTTTAATAAATATATAAATATATTGATATAAAGAATAGTAATCCAAATATTACTTTATGTTTTTATTCACAAATAAATCTTTTGCAAATGTCTTTATGATTTTGTTGTCTAGCCGGATTTGTTCATCTTCCGCATCACCCAATATTGATCTCATCATTTTATAACAGAAATTATGTTCACGACTATCCATGATTTCACTATTTGGATGTGCTTGTCTCCAATTTGCGACAGAACGATAATTTGTCATTGATATGCTACTTAATATTCTACGTAACTTTGTTAATTCGTCTGTATCCTTACACCATTCATCTTTATCTTTGATATACATTGTTTCACGTTTCACATCTGTACAATGTATTGGGCGTTTCGTTACATCCATGTCTTTAAGACGGTCCATTATCATTTTTGTCATACCATTAACATATCCATGATGTCCTATGTATTCTAATTCATCTACATTCACATTCATGTTTCCTAAAAAATCTGTTATGTTCATTGCATCTTTACATGTGTCATTAAGGAAAAAATTTAGGTTGAATCGCTGGTTATTGTTTGTAGTATTATTATTATTTGTTATACTACCTTTATTATTTTTAACTGCATCTACTAGTTGCTGTTGCAATTCCTGATTTTTTTCATATTGTTCTACCATTAGAGTTTTAAATTCTTGATTTTGTTTTAATAATAATAAAACTGTATTTGCATCACTAGTAGGTTCAATAATTGTTTTGGAATCACCTATTATATTATCATTATCATCATCATTATCATCATTATCATCATTATCATCATTATCATCATCTACATATGTACATTTATGTTTATGACGCCATAACCCTGACCGTTCTTTGTATATTTTTCCACATCCGCATGTATGATGCTGCGGCGTTTTTTGCGGCGTTTTTTGCGGCGTTTTTTGTTGTAATTGTTGATTTTTATGTTTTGCAGTCAATTCATGTCTATTAAAATCACTTTGTTTGCTACACTTAAAGTTGCATTTTTTACATATGAATTTATCGGCGTTTTTTGGCGTTTTTATTGTTGACATTATGTTGATTCTGTTGATATATATATCAACATAAAAAACGCCTAAATAATTAACGCAAAAAAATGTGTGCAGTCATACAAAAATAATAATTCCCGTTTTTAGAGCATAATGCTGTAAAACCAGAAATCGTGTTTTTTTCGGAAAATTTATTCTTCAAGATCTGAAAAGTGGACATTTTCAGAATGTCCATTTTTCGAAACCTTGCCAATAAGTTTTCTGAGAAATAATAATTAATAGAATAAATTATAAAAACAACTTAAAGATAAATATATAAATCCAAAAACAATATGGGGATATTAAATATCCAAGTTACTTTATAAATAATAAATGCAATTTAATATAAAGAATGATATATTACTTTTGTGGGATTAATAATATGGGGAACTTTGTATAGTATCAATAGTTGATATATTGGTATTATAGTGGCGGATTATCGGGTGTATCTTCAACCGTTATATTTTCAGTATCATGAGTATCATCATCATTATAGTGTGAATCAGTAGTATCTGTAATAATTTTAGTAACTCGTTTTTTAATATTTTGTTGTTGCATGAAGTATAAACAAGTATTGGGTATGTTAGCAATACAGTTCATAACAGTGTTGTATGTAAAAGATGTACACATAGTATTAGTGTCATTAAATTGAATACTGTACCACCAATAGGGTGGAATGTTTATTATGTAACCGGGCATCACATCAAATTCTATGAATTTCATTTTATCCATTTCATTAAAGTATTTGCGTTGTGGTTTCCATACGTTAATTGGAGACCAAAATTCATACATATCATAATCTTTGTTAGGGTATAAGTATTTACTATTTTTATAGGGTGTCATTTTAATAGTAAGTTTACCAGAAATAACACATATCATATGCCGTTCATTGGTATGGTATCGTAATGGTGTATGTGTTTTTTTGGATCCAGTTAGTATATCATAGTTGCTAATGACAGTTAATGGTGGTTTTAAAAATTCATCATTACTTTGAAATGTTTGAAGTATTCCAGTATCATCTGCTAAAGAATGATTATTTTCAGTAAAATAAGAAGAATTGGTATCACTTGTAATAAGTGTATCTGCACTTTGGTATGTCATAACAGTGTAATCAACAGAATCATTGTCATCTAGGTAATAATCTCGTATATCTTTAACTTTCACGTCATGAGGGTTCAATATATCTAAATGTTCATCATCCATATCATGAAAGAAATTAGGATTAATATTTTTGTATTCGAATAATACAGGTTGCTTAATATTACATACTTCTTGTAATTGATTATTGGAAGAATAATCCATTTCATATATTTCAAAATCAGTACCTTTTTTAAGTTGATTCATTAAATGGATATAGATAAAAAAGATAAATATGAAAAGAAATAAATGAAAGAATGCGTTCATAAAAAATGTAGTATATATATACTATATTTTTGTCTTTTCAAGTATATTACGAAGAATATAATATTATTAATCATCATCATCGCCGATTTTGGGTGCTAAATAAAATGTAAAATTTGCGTTATCTTCACCAAGATGATATACAACTTTCATAGGATAATCTTTTGTAAGAGAAATTTCAATTTCTTTAGAAATTTTACTGTACATGCAAATGTTATGTAGCATATTTAAACTAAATGATAATTTAATAATTTCTCCTTCATTGATAGAATATTCGGTAAGGTCTTCAATATTAATATCCACCAACATTTTACCGGATTCAACACTAATAGAATGTAAAACAATTTTTTCTTCACTGCATTGAATTTCAATAGTATCTCCAAAAATTTTGAGCTGATTAATTAGACTAGCATATGTAATAGAATTAATAGAAAATTCAGCATTACTATCAGTGTTAGGTATCTGCATTAATTCACAATCAAGTTCTATTAATGGTAATTCAAATCGTTTGTCAAAAACGGAACCATTATTGCATGTGAAATGAATAAATAATTTGTCAGAATCTTCGTTTTTAAATTTAATATTAGTTTCTTGTATTTTTTCTCTTGTATTTAAAATTTTGAATAATAATGAGGAAGAAAGACCAATAGTAATAGGTGTGGAACTAGTATGATTATATTCATCAAACCATGTGGAAGGTAATGTTAATTCAAAAACTGAAACTCTTGAAGAATCCATTGATTGCATATACATTTGTTCTTTGTCAAATGTAATATTCACATGTTCACTAAATAGGCGAATATGTTGGAACAATAAAGTAAATTGTTCCGCTTTTGCTAGATTAGTAATAATAATATCCATATGGATACATTATATGATTGCATGTTTATACCTTTTGAATAATGAATTAATTATGAAATAACTCATTTATCATTTTTTGACTATTCATTTTATTAATAAGTATGATTTTGTTTAAAACAACCGGATGTACAAGTGGTCGCATTAATCCAGAAATGGCTTGTATAATATTAGGTGTAAAATAAACATATAATTTATTTAAATTATCATGAAAATTAAAACTGTCAACCTCGTATTTATTAAGAAATATCGTATATAAATCTTTGTATCTTTCATGTGCAGATATGCTATATGTATTCCAATTAATATGTAATTCATATGTATTAAATTTTTGAATAAGATTTTTAATTAGTAAATAAATATATTCAGTTAATTCTACGAAAATACTAGGTGATGCATATGTTTTAAATATAGGATAATCAAAATATAATTTATTAGTGTTATTAATAACGTAAATCGTATTTTTAAAAAGTTCGTTCTTATTTATTGTAGTATTAATGGTATTTGCGCATTCTATTTTTTGGACAGATTTAAATATAATATTTTTAGTATTATCTGTGTAATATTGTTTTTGTAATTCTTCTAATTTAGATTGAAATGAATTATCCATAATATAGTTTATTAAATATAATAATATTTTTATTTTAACTCATTTTCAACAAGTTCTTTAAATTTAACAGTGTTGTTTTCTTCTTGGTTAATACTACTAATATGTAAACTAGAATTTGGTTGAACTTCTGATAAAACTTCAATGCGTTCATCCAATAATCGTTTATTTACATCCATAGTGAATGTTTGTAATTTTAAAACAATATCCTTTAATGAATTAATTTCTGTGACAATTAATTCAAAACGACTATTAAATTCAGTGACAATATCGGATATATCATTATTAGTGTTATTGTCGTTATTTTCAGATTCACTATTACCTGCTAATTTTTCTAATTGATTAAGACGTTTGTCAACAGTAGATATTACTTGTTGTAAAGTCATTTGACTAGATGTTTGTGATGTATTTTTAGAGGATTGCTGTGTATTTTTTGCAGGTGTATCGGTTTGTTGTGTTCCCACACGGCGTCTAATTGCGGCTGCGTTTGAAGAACTCATGATATATATTTACAGATAAACTATTTAAATGTGTTTTTGAATATAATATATAAAATGTTGAAAAACGTGGTTGAAATTAATAAATACAAGGATAGAGATATTACAAAGGGGAGACATGAAGAATATCAATTCCTTAATTTACTTAAGGATTTATTAGAGGAAGGTAAGTTAGAAGAAGGTAGAAATGGGAAAACGATTCGTGGTGTAGGTTCCGCAATGCATTTTTCTCTTGAAAATAGAAAATTACCAGTTCAAACTACTAAAAAATCTGCTTGGAAAACTTGTATTAAAGAATTATTATTCTTTTGTAAGGGACAAACAGATAATAAAATATTGAATGAACAAAATGTTCATATTTGGGATGGAAATACAACACCGGAATTTTTGAAATCACGCGGATTAGAACATTATATTCCTGGACAAATTGGACCGCTATACGGGTTTAATTACCGATTCTGGGGAGCACAATATAGTTCTTGTAATGAAGATTATACAGGGAAAGGTATAGATCAATTACAACAAGTAATTGATGGTCTTAAAAATCCAGAAACACGAAACTCAAGACGACATGTAATAAGTGCTTGGAATCCAGAAACTTTAGATAAGGGTGTATTGCCTCCATGTCATATATTATTTCAATTTATTGTAACTGATGTAAATAAATTAAGTTGTTTGCTCTATCAACGCAGTTGTGACACATTTCTTGGGAAAAATTTTAACACTATATCGTACTCAGTTCTAACTAATATTATTGCTAAAATGTGCGATCTTGAACCTTATGAATTTATTCATTATGGAGGCGATTGCCATTTGTATGATAATCATATTGAACAAGCAAAAGAACAAATAACACGTGAACCTTATCCATATCCTACATTAGAAATATTAAATAAGAGAGATAATATTAATGATTATGTAATAGAAGATTTCAAACTTCATGATTATCAATATCATCCTGCGATAAAAGGGGAGATGAGGGCATAAATTAATAAATAAAGTTTTTTTGAATGCTGCATGTTTTTTTATTTTTTTTAGTTTTATTTCCCCCATCGGTGCGTTTACGTTTTAATATAGATTTAGTTTGATGTGTAGATTTAGAATTAGTTTTAGTAGATACTAACATTGTTAAAGGTTTTTGTGTATGTAAACCAAGAGTTGTTTGTACATCATTGCGTAATAGGTTTGCTGCTCGTGTAATAGATTTTTGATTATGAGTTCTTGCATTTTTATTCCAAGACTTTGGATTTTTCTTTCGTTTTTTTGGTTTCGGTTCTAAATTAATAGGGGAAGTCTTTTCGCCATCCGGTGATAAATACGTAATAGAATTAAAAATAGTAAGAAGTTTGGGTTTAGGCTCTGGTTTAGGTGGTGATGGTGTTTTATTTTTGTTAGATAATCCAAGTTTATTAGATAACCATGAAAACATAATAAAGATTATATAATAAAGATTATATAATATACTCTATATTATGACTGACGTATATGCAAGTCTATCACAACTTCCTGAATATACAGCATCATTGCGCAAGGCAACTATAGAAGACTTTACTGGTAGTAATCAAGATGATATCCCCAAACAACATAATCAACGGCATAATGATGATTATATAGAAAAAAATCAACATAATTACGGTCATAGAAAAAGAATAAAACCCTGACGTACGGGAACAAAAAGCCAACAGCAAATAGTACCTAAAGGCTTCAAAAAAGGGTTTCGTAAATAAATTCAGTACATAACAAATCTTTGTGAATGACGTTTTTAGATGTATACAAAATCATTTATTTAACCGATAACATAGAAAGTGAGTATGTTGAAACATCTAAACGATATTATATCATTATTAATATAATGTTGTATTCAATTTTATTAGTATTTTTGCAAATGTATTTAACACATGCAAGTTGTGTATGTACAACAGTAGCGTGTCCATTGGAAGGTAATAATAGTATTATTATGGGAAATGGAGGTGCAGACCTCAATTATATTTATAGTATACATAATAATTATGAAGTAGTAATATCTGCTTCGGGAACAATAACACCTGAATCATTAGATAATGGAACAGGTACAACAAGTTGTACGCAACATTATTCCCGTTTATTAGAAGATGATGGTGAACAAGAATGTGATGCTGGACATATATTAGCAAATCGTTTGGGTGGATATGGTAATATACCAACGAATATATTTCCCCAAAATGCGTCAATCAATCGTGGAACATATGCCCAATTTGAAGGAAATATATATGATTGTATGAAAAATGGAGGAAATATAGGATACTTATCTTGGGAATTTTATTATGATAATGATAAACATACAATGCCAAACTCTGTAAAATATGTAGCAAAATTTGAGGGAGGAAGTTGTAAAACAATGAGTTCTTTATTTTCAAATTAGATTGAGAATGATTTAGTAGGAATTAAATTTATTTATTTTCTATATAGTTTCTATATAATGGACTTATTGCAAGAAACAGCAGATATAACAAAGAAATCATTTTTATCTCATGTATTTTCTTTGACAGAAGAAAGTAACGCCGAGATATTAAATGTGGTTCAATATGCTACAATGGGTGTAGTACCAATTGTAGTATTAAATAAAATAATCCAACGTTTTATTCCAGAGGCAGATCCTGAGAAATCATCTTTGGAAATTTTGATAGAGGTATTTATTCAATTAACAATAATGTTTTGTGGTATAATTGTAATTCATCGTATGATAAATTATATGCCAACATACAGTGGATTTAAGTATGAATCCTTAAATTTAACGAATGTAGTGTTAGCATTTTTAATAATTGTATTGAGTATTCAAACAAAATTAGGTATAAAGGTAAATATACTAGTGGATCGTTTAGTAGAGTTATGGAATGGTCCTGAATATAAAGAGGGTATGAAAGATAAAGGTGTACGTAGAAAGTCAAATGGTAAAGAACATATGAGAAGCCAAGCTGATTATTTAGACAATAGTGGTGTTCAAAATGGTGTATTTCCACCAGGACCAGTAGCAACAACTCATCAAAATACAGTAATGGATTCATATGATAATATGATGCAATCAGGACCAGTTCGTACTGAAATGAATGAACCTATGATGAATATGGGCCCTACAGCTGCAAATGGTGTATTAGGTGGTTCTTTTGGTTCTGCATTTTAATAATATTTTAATAATATTTTAATAATATTTAAGAATATTTGTAAATTACAAAATATGTTATAATTTACAAATTTATAATATCGGTGTAATGTAATTATGGTGCCAGCCGAAAATAATAATTCAGGCATAAATGAAAATGTATCATTACACATAGAAAATGATACATCTATTATTCCGGATGATATACCAGCAACGGATGATATACCAGCAACAGATGATATACCAGCAACAGATGATATACCAGCAACAGATGATATACCAGCAACAGATAATATACCAGCAACAGATGATATATCTTCAGTATCAAGCCAACCAAGAATGGAATTAATAACAACAAAAATAGGTAGTTATTTAAATTATAATGAGGTGGATTGGTTTGAACAAACAGAATATATAGTTTTTAGTAATGAGTTGAAGTCATTGCAACGTAATAATTGCATAATTTTAAAAGAATGTAAGGATAATAAACGTTTGTTAGATTTAAAATATGATGATTTAAATACATTAGTAAATAATATTCAAACTTCAGTAATCTTCTTTTCAACAATATCAGGATTCATTCAAGCAACTCGTGTACAATTTGCAATCCCGGATGATGTAACTGCGATATTTTCAATAACAGTTTCAACGTATATTTCACTACTTTTATCAATATCCAAATATTATAAATTAGATGAAATGAAAGAGCAAATCCAAACGTTACGTGAAAAGTATTCTTTATTGCATAATAAATTAGACCATCGTATGGATGTAATCGGTCCTTGGGGTTCAAGAAGTTTATGGATACATCAGGACCCTGTAGAGAAATATAAAGAATGGCGAAATGTATGTAAACAATTAGCGGAAGATTATAAAGATATAATAATAACAAAACAAAAATTAGTAACTGAATTTGAAATTATAATGGATACAAAATCAAGAAATCAATATTTTATAAAGAATCGTCAATTAAATTACCAAAATAGAGAAATGTTATATGCATGGGATAAAAAAGAAACAGAATTAGAAACGCGTGTAGCAAAAGAGAGTGTGAATCGTAGACCATCATCAATTAAATTACAACACGAAGAATTAGATAATTGGGCAGATGAAGTGTAAATTTGTCAGCGTTTAATATTCAACCAGTTTTTTAGATATTACATTATAAATGTAAACACTGTTTTGTTTGATTTGTATAGTTCCCGGTACAATTTTTGAACTACATACAGTAAGATTATAATTATTAAGTTCTTTATTTTCATTCATATATAATTTTGGTGAATGAATATATTTTGTTGTATTATTTTTGTAGATGTTAGAGAACAATATAAAATTTTCTTGTGCAATAACAAAATTGGATGCATTTTGAAACCCAATATTTGTAATATATTCTATAGTTTGTTTAAATGATGATAGCATATTATATCGCATATTCATGTTTTTTTCTTTATTATGTAAAAATTGTAAAAAAATATGAAATATAAATTCGCTATCTGTATTTCCCGAAATATTATTAACAATCTTCTTACTAAATGAGTGATGTACATTATTAATGATATTTTGAAATACAGGTTCTCTATAGTATTGTTGAAATCGTTTAATTATATTGGAACTTTCTAGAAATAAATCGCCATGATGCATAAAATATATATTGCGATAAACAAACGGGTGTGTATTTTGAATGATAGTTTCTTTTTGAATAGCATTAATAGTCATATTTTGTTTATAAATTTGACGTAAATGTGCAATAATAAAATTAGAATTCAGTATTTTCTTATAACTATCATCAATATATGGTGGTTTAATACTTTTGTTGAGGTGCCAATTGTTTTTATTTTTAGTAATAATTCCATAACCATCTTTTAATTCTTTAGATTTACTTAATTTAAAAAATTTTTCTAATAATGTATATGCATTATTAGTACCTAAAGTAATCAATATTTGACACATGTAAATAATATATAATAATATGATATTATTTACAAAAAAAGATAATATCTAATTTTATAATATTATGGAGGTATCTAAAGATGAAATAAATTTAGAAACATTATTCGGTGGTAGTATAAAAAATCCATTTACTTATAATTTGAATTTAAAAGAAAGTTCATTTGAAAATTGTAGTGTATTGTTTGAAGAAATAAAACAGATATTTGTGCAAGGTCTTCTTTATAATACAGATGAAGAGAACATATTGGTAAAAGATGGTAAGAAAACATTATTAATAGATAAGATACCAAACAAAGAGATAAATATTATCAAACAATACATGTTAAGTATGGGGATAGAATTAACACATAAACAATATGACGATAAAGATAAGGATTATTATATAAGAGGTTTATTATATGAATTACAGAATAAATATAGTGATAATGTGAATATGAAAGTAGAGATGGATTGGATAAAACAACTAATAAGTAAAGTGCATTTTACAATAGATGAAAAAGTAGTAAAAGAAGTGAATGCAGTTATAAGAAAACATAAGGAAGTAAATTTTGTTTTAAAGTTATTAAAACCAGAAAATATTGAAGAATGTTATTTATCATATTATAAAGAAGATGAACCTACCATTTTAAATATTATTTATTTTAAAGGTGCAAATATAGCAGACTATCAATATCAACATAAATATGCAACCCCATTTACAAAACATGTAAGATAACTAGAATAAAAGTGTGTAATTATTTATCTTTTACACATTTGAACTGACTATTACGTTTATAACCAACTTTACACGTTTTATTACATCTGTTTGTTGTAGGATTTAATTCTTTTCCAGTTGGGCATTTTTTTTGACTTTTATGTTTTTGAATTTTCTTTTTTCTACATAAAAATTTATCATTTCTTTCATATCCGTTTTTGCATTCATTAATACATCTCTTAGTTTTAGGATTTATTTCTTTACCGTCTGGACATAGAATAATAATACTATTAAGAAAGTTAGATTGTTCTTTAAATGTGATAGGCTTATTAATATGACTATGTTGAGGACCAGGTGTTAAAATATGGTGAACAAAAGTCATGTTGTATTTTTTCAATAAATCATGTTTCAATAATATGTTTTCATATTTGTTTACAACAATTTCAGGTGAATCTCTAATAAATACGTTAAAATTAACCATATTCAAAAACAAGCTTTTTAAATCTTTATATAATTCAGTTGATATGTGTTTTTTGCAATTTTTGAGAACATATAATAATCCAGTAGCAGTACCATATGTATCAATTGTTTCAATAGATTTCTCTAGAAATAAATGATATTGATTTGATGATAAATTAGAAATCATTTGATGGTAATTATAAAAAAACATATTTACTTTATTTTTATATTTACTAGTTTGTGTATCGTTATTTTCTAAAATGCATTCAAATAAATGACTGTGGTATTCGGTAATATCATATAGATTATCTGTAATGTAATTTTTTAATTTTTTACTGTTAAATTGAATAACTTCATCAAACGTGTTTTTATTATATAATTTCATTTCAATTGGGAATGACCAATGGTTTATTGCAAAATCATAATTAGAATTTTTTGCATCTCTTATAATTTTGGATTTGGTTGTCATTAATCCAAAATCAATAAAATTAATTCGTTTTTTATCTTTATTATAAACAATGTTTTGATGTTTTAAGTCATGATGAATACTACCATTATCATATAATGTTTTAATACCAAATAATATGCGGCTAACTTCTAACCAAAAATGTTCAACCATTCTGGTGTTAGCATCATTTGATGATAATTCTTTTATCTGCTTACCAAATTTGCGTAAATCATCTCCACCATATTTTAATAATAATAGTGAATAATTATCAATTAAATCCGGTTTAAATCCAGAGCAATTACGAATAGCAAGATGATTATCTATATTATTTTCAACTTTGCATGATTTTGGTTTTCCTAAATGAAAATGTTCTCTTTTGTCTGCATTTTTTATTAATTTAAATTCATTTAATTCTTCAGAAGCATCTTTATTAGTCATTAATTTGGATACAATATTATTATCATTTATTTTAGGTTTATTTTTACATTTTAATGAAGGTTTATGTACACATCCATATGTACCTTCGCCTATAACAGTCGGTGTTGACATTATATATTATTATTATATTATCTTCTAGAAAGGAAGTCCATATTATTTACCATTTCCATTTTTCGCATAGATACTTCAAATGTGTTCTGGTGTTCAAGATTTCCAAATAAATATTCAGTATTAGGGCTTTCTTCGTTTTTCTTAATTTGTTTATAAATAGTGTTTATTTTCGTGGTAATAGATTCAATAATTGGTTTATTTGATACCATTTCAATGTTAGTAGGTATTGTTTCAGTAATTAATGAAATAGCGAAATATAATAAATAGCGTCTTTTTTTACTAGATGCAGTAGTATATTTGATACAAAATATTCTAAATAGAGAACCTAATAGTTTGAAACATAAATCCCCTTTTTTTTCGGCATAATGAAACATAGTATCCCATAATATCCATATAATATCATTTTTAAATTTGGGTTCAACTGGGTAATTTCTGGATTCACAAGTACATGGATTTTTGCGTTTTTTACAAATGTTTTGAAATTCAATAATCCATTCAACCCAGTAACAAGCATTCATCATGTTTGCTTTGTCATTAGAAATATTGTAAGCAAATTCATTTACAGCAATGAATAATTCTTTCGGGTCATCTTTTTTAAAAATATCTTGAACATATGTAATGCTTGGTGCAATTAAATTTTCAGCCATTTGTGTAATATCAAATTCTTCTTCCCGGTCAATTTTAATATGTTCAAAACTGTTTTTTTTATTAGATATTGCTAATATTGCAGTTATTTCTGCGAACAATGAACGAATAGTAGGATGATTTCGTAGCTGTAATTCATTTAAAAATTTACCTTGACTCATTATATTTTTAAAGATTGTATAACGATTATCAATATAGTGTAGAATTTTTGGGTTGCCTAAATGAATATATTTACCGATATAATGTAATATAATTTCCCATATATCGGTGTATTGTCCTGCACATACAAGTTCAGCGCACCAATAACATGCTGGTTCTATTCTTTTTTTTAACATATTTTCTATTAATTGTTTTTTTACTTCTGTTTTTTTAAATTTTGAAAAAGTAACACCTTTAAATTGTGTAGGTGCACGTATATCATTAATTTCACTATTCTCTATTACTTTTGGTATATCGTTTTCTTCCATAAATAAGTAGTTTATATATGTAAAAAAATATAAATATATAAACTCATATATATTACAATGTCATCAATCCGGATACGTATTTTTGCAGATTTTTGTGATAGTAAACAATGTAAAAAATATATTGATAAAATTGCTTATTATAATAGTGATAAAATAGAAATTACAGAGAATGATGAATATACACATGTAATTATTTGGAATACAGCTATGCCAAATATTCGTAAAGGTATTTCAAAAGAAAATGTAATAGGGTTTGCACATGAACCGTTAGTGTATTTAAGACTTACCCAACAGTTTATTGATTATGCTACAAAATATATTCATAAGTATTATATTGGAGATGTATTTAATTTACCTGCGCCATTTGTTGAAAAGAATGGGTATTTGTTATATAATATGAGACTGAAAGAACTAAAACCAAAAAATAATCGTATGTCTATAATGATTAGTCAAAAGTTACATCAAGAAGGACATAAATATCGTCACGTATTAGCAAATGCAATATTAAAAACGGATTTACCTATAGATATTTATGGACGAGGGTGTGGCTTTGATATGTATGACCAAAGTGATACCCGATTAAAGGGTACATTTGAACGTTATGAACCATATGATGGATACTCATTTCATATATGTATTGAAAATGTAGGTAGTAATCATTACTTCAGTGAAAAAATAATAAATCCATTATTAACGAATGTTGTACCTGTATATCTAGGTTGTAAAAATATTGATAAGTACTTTCCTAATAATGTTATACATTTAACTGGTAATATTGCAGATGATATACAAATAATAACTGATATTATTAGTAATCCAGATAAATATAAGAAAAATATAGATATTGAGGATATTGAGAAAAAAGTATCTTTAAAGCATAATGTAGAAGAATTATTTGAATAATTATACACATTTGAATATTTAAGTTCGCACCAAAAATAAGAAAAACAAGCAGCAAAGGATGCAAAACAAGCAGCAAAAACAGCGATAACTGCATCAAAATTAGCAGAAAAAGCAATAAAGATTTCTAAAAAAACATCATCTGGTGGAAGTAAGAAAAACAGACATAAAAAAAATAAAACGAAAAAAGGAACCCAAAAAAACTATAAAAAGTAATATTTTTAATTATTAATATGAATATATATATTAATAATGAAAAATTATCCAACATTTAAAGTAAATATAACTAAAAAAATAAAGTTTACAGACCCAATTACTTTAGACGATATAAGTGAAACAGTTGAAGAATATATCCATAAAGATAAAAATAATATTGTTATTTTATACGATTCTGATAGCTCTGGTGTAAACCGGTATTTCTTTACCAACCAAAGTGATGGTTTTGGGACTGATGAAGTTGGTCCAATGATGATGGCTTGGATGGAGGACGAAAACTCTTTCTATGGTTGTAACAATGTTAGTGACCGAATTTTTATAGATAATACAAATCTTGATACCCAAACTAAATACCTGAGTTTACGCTCATTTGGGCTGCATGTTAATAATAATTACTGTATTATGGATAAAATGTTAGAGACAACATATAATCAGGATGAGAATGATAATAACTATAAAAATCAATTGTATGTGTTATATAATCTAAACAAAGGTTTTAAGTCTTATGTATCTCTCGCGTCTGTTAATGCAGGTGTAGCTCAATCAAGTGCATTGCATTGTCAAGAAGGTTATGCCTCAAAAACATCGGTTTTACTTAATGCACAACCTGCAACCACAGATTATGAAGAAAACCTGAATGAACCTGAACAAGATATTATTGTTGCTGGTCCAATGGATATTGGAGGACCACCATATGAACCGAATTCACCAGATTGGCCACCACCATCACCAACATATGACCCGAATTCAACAGATGGTTCACCATCATCAATGGGAGAACCTATTTCACCAGATGGTTCACCACCAATAGGAACTCTATCATTATCACCAATATTACGTGACGTAGATAGAGCAGATGGTTCATCACTCTCGTCAATGGACCTTCAAACCGGCGGTGGTGAGATTGAGCTTAACTGCCCACAAGTAACTGGAGGAAGAAGAAAGACTCGTCGTAATAAGAGAAAAGGTGGAAGAAAATCAAGAAAAATGAATAAAGAGACGAATAAGAATAGACGTTCAAAGAACTCAAAAACTGCAGTATAATTCAATGTAAACATAAACTTACACAAGTTAATGCTAATAAAAAAGTGTTTTTTTATTATAATTGTTTCAAAAACGGCGTTTTAAATCTTGAAATGTCTAAAATATACATTGAATAAAATTATTTTTATATGTTTCTTGATTTTTTAAACATAACTCATTATAAGCATCATTATTTATAATAATTGCTTTTCTGGTAGCATGGTTCATAATACTATCGTAAACTTCATTGGTAGGTATAATATTTTTCATAAATCCACATAATCCAGTTTGATCGCTATCTTTATAAAAATTAATATGTCTATTTCCCCTTGAAGAATTAATTGAAGCAATAATAGGTGTTAAATTACCGAGTCTATCTTTATCAAGTTCTCCTTCCCAAATACTACTATTGGGAATAATATGTTCTAGACTAAAATCATTTTCTAACATATTAATTGGTATATGTTCTTTATAATAATAAAACATTAATGTTTTTTCCCAAAACTGTATTTTTCTGCGTTTTTCCTTTTTGAGTTTTGTGTTTTCATCATCCATATATCTTTCGGCTGGCATATTATTTTCCAAACATAGATAGTCAATTAATTCTACAAATAGGTTTTCTATATTATCGTGTACAATTGTTAGGGGGCTTTCTAAGTACTGTTTAGTTTTATTGTTAATATAAGAACCACCTGCTTCATATAGAATTGTATCAAAATTTTTAAAGTAGCCTTTTTTATCTTTATCGCTTACATCACTAATCATAAAATGATACAAAATACATTTCGCAATAGAATTTTTGATTATAGTTTCATCTGTATTTTGTTTATAAAATCCAATTATACTAATTAAAATCATATATAAAGTATTTTTTTTCAATAGATTTAGCTTTATTAAACATGATTTATTAAATAAAATATCATTTAATTGGGTTGTGAACATAGATTGGATAACTTCGTTTAAAATATTACAAGAATAATTAATATACTTTATAAAATCATTAACATTTTCTGTTGTATATGATGTTTCATTAAGACCATATAATGTTTTATATAATTTAAAGAACAAAGATAATCCATTATAATCAGTCTTTTCAATGAAGTTATAAGTATTATGACATAGATTTTGAAAACCAACAATAAAATCATATGCATTAATAATTTCAGCGTCAGTGTAATTATAACATTTTAATACTTCACCTTCTGATTTTTCTTTATAATATTCACATATAGTTTGTTGTAATTGTGTTTTTATAATAGAGTCATTAATTGTAAAATTAGTTATATGATATAACCGACATGCTAGTAATTCAATTTCTGTTAATTTATTATCAAATTTGTTAATATCCTCAAACGTTTTACATAATTCATCATTTGTATATCTTTCAAATAGATTAACATTAATTTTAATATAACTGTCAAAGCTATTGCCATTAATTTTTAATAGTTTTTGTATTTCTTCAATTCTATCATCAAAATCATCATTTTTATGTTGTATATTAGAATATAACTCAGTTTTTCCTATTGTTCTAAAATATTTACCAGGTGTTTTAATAGATATCATATCATTGTATGATATATTATTAAATACATCCTTTATTTCTTGTATAATTATTTTATCCACATTGTCAATTTCATCTAATTCTTTAAATAAATCTTTTAAATATTCTGGAAATATAGTAAACGGTTTGTTCATAAAGTGCATAATTGCATTTATTCTATTATTTCCATCGATATTTGAAAAAGATAAGTTACCATCAGTTGTATACTCACCAAATGTAATAGCATGAACGCTATTATATGTACCATATAAAAATATTATGTAGTCTTGTATATTCGGTTTTATTTCTTTGATACGAATAATATCCCACTTTTTTTTTCTATTAAATTTAGGTTTGCTTATATGTTGATTCTGCACTTGCTGAATCAGTTCACGCACTGTCCATTGTTCATTCTTAATTCGTTTGTCCGTCATCATTTTGATTTATAGTATATATGACGGATAATATTTATATAACTTTAAATCAATTTTTTATAATTTTTGATAACATATTAGTAATTACTGCATATATTGTTACATAAATAGGCCGAATTATTAACAAAAAATAATTATATATTTTTGATAAAATACATAATAAAAAAAAAGTTGTTAAATATATTTATAAGTATTTATTCGGTAATGATGCGTGGAACGATATTGATAGTTTGTAGTTCTTGTGCCATAAGTTTGTATGCATAGGGGATATCAACCTTTGCAAAATCAGTACGATTATCACAAGTATTACATAAGTGAATGGAATAGTCATTGCTTGCATACAGTCTGTTTTTCTTACCGTCATTGAAAGATGCAATCATACCGCATTTTTTGCATACATGAACATTATATTTGTCGGATACATCATACATTCGTTCTTTACAAAATTTGGTCATACCGTGTGCAATCATAACATCTCTTTCCATTTCACCAATACGGAAACCACCATCACGACTTCTACCTTCAGCAGGTTGTCTAGTAAGATTAACCATAGGTCCAATGGAACGACTGTGTTGTTTATCCGCAACCATGTGCTTGAGACGCTGATAGAATACAGGTCCAATGAATATGTTGGTTTCAAGTTGTTCACCAGTAAGACCGTTATACATGAGCTCATTGCCATAGCTTTCATAACCAAGTTTTAATAGTTCTTGTGAAATTGTTTTAACATCAAGATTACCAAAGCTTGTACCATCACCAAACATTCCAAGTTCTAATAAAACCTTACCAAGTAGGGTTTCTTTGAGTTGTCCAATAGTCATTCTAGATGGAATAGCATGTGGATTAATAATAATATCTGGGCGAAGACCAGACTTGGTGAAAGGCATATCACATTCGGGTATAATATTTCCAGCAGTACCTTTTTGTCCATGACGACTAGAGAATTTATCACCGAATGTGGGTTTACGGAGTACACGTAGTCGTACCTTTGCAAAATTATATCCATCACCATTTCTACCTGTGAAATTTTTATCAACATAAGCTTCTTCGGTGGTTCTAAATGTTTTACTTTGGTCTTCATATTTAATTGTTTTTGTGGGGTCATTTCTATTTTCTTTGATAGGAACAATTTTTGCAATAATAACATCTCTATTTTCTGCAAGTTCATTTACAGGAATAAACCCATCCGCATTTAATTTATCATAATTGCCAAACTTAATACCTTTTGTTTTAGATGGTTCTGGTTTACACCGAATGATTTCATCGCGTATAATGTTTTTGTCTTCATCTTTTTCGGTATGGTAAATAGTAGCTAAAAACAACCCTCTATCAATAGACGCCTTATTAATTAGGACACTATCCTCTTGATTATATCCGGTATGTGTCATAATTGCGACATGAATCTGTGTTCCAGACGGGATTTGGTTTAGATGTAAGTAATTCATGATTCGTGTGTCAACTAAAGGTCTAGTCGGGTAATTGAGTACATATGCAGTTTTATCCATTCGTTGGTCATAATTTGTAGCATAAACACCCATCGCTTGCTTACCCATCGCACATTGGTAAGTGTTTCTGGGTGCTTGATTGTGGTCAGGGAAAGGAACACATGAAGCAAGTACACCGAAAATAGTACTAGGATGTATTTCACAATGTGTAAAGTTGAATTGTGAGCTATTATTTTGTAAGTATCCATCTTTAGATTTCATAGCAATCATTGTAAAGTTTTGTTCTTCTGGGTCAATATATTCAATAACCGATTCATCAATATTACAATTGATAAGAAGGTCATTCCAAGTAAGTGTTTTATTAACCAATGACTGAAGGATTTCGTTTGTAATTAAAGCCTTATTATTTCTTACTCGCAATACTGGTCTAGTTAATCTACCACCATCACTACAAATCCTAATTTCTAAAAATTTATAATCAAAGATAATGGATGTATAAATATTAATAATTCCAGTATTTTTTTTAAATTTGAGGTCATTATACATTTCTTCCGGATTATTTGTAACACCTTGCCATGCACCATTAACAAATACCTTTATCTTATTGTGAATTTCACTAGTATCTTGAATATCATCAAATGAAATAAGGAAAGGCTTAATATATTCATATAATGCAAAGCTATTAGTAGGTATTGTAATATGTGCCATATAACTAATGTTTTTGACAACACCAATAGACTGTCCTTCTGGTGTTTCAGCTGGGCATAAGAATCCCCAAGTAGTATTGTGTAATTTACGCGGCGCAATTAGTTCACCGCTTTTTTCAAGTGGGGTATTAATTCTGCGAAGATGACTTAAACTAGAAACATAGGTAAGACGATTTAACACTTGTGCAACACCAACCTTACTACTATTAGATTGTTTGATACTGAAATCACCTGTAGATAATGCTCTATTAATACCATTTTCAATGGTGGTAGATTTCATAATTTTATAAATATTAGTCATATTAATAATATTGCTGTAATCTTCACTGGAACGCCATGAGCCAGTATTAATTTCTCTAATGACTTGTTTTTGCATTTCCTTAACCAATTTATTGAAATAATTTCTAAAAAGATTATTAAGAAGAGAGCCGGTAAGTTCAATACGTTTATTAATGTATGAATCACGGTCATCCGTATTTCTCCATCCCAAACTAGTGCAAATAAGTTTGGATGCCATATATCCAAGTAAGAATATTTTTTGAATTTTTGTTTTGCAATGTGGGAAAAGGTCATTTTCTAAAACATCTAGTGTAAAATTCCGCTTTTTTTGTATACCAGTTTCTTTATCCATATTAATTGGGGTATAGGAAGCATATGTAGTAATATGTTCAATTGCATCTTCTTGAGTCATATATGAATTTGCATCAATAATGGATGCTTGTAAACATTGTAGAACTTCCGCATTTTCATCAGCTTCAATATTTAACACGATATGCTTACAAATGTCTTTATCAGTAATAATACCAAGTGCTCTAAACAATACAAATAATTCAATCGGTTGTTTAATTCTAGGTATAGTAATATAAATACCATGTCCAAACCCATTATTTTTGGATGCAATCATCATTTCAATTTGTTTTGGTGATATGCATTTAAAATCCGGAACAGATTTAATTTCTGCAATCCAGTTCCATTTGGTAGTCTTTTTTCCATCAAAACAATATATTCTATTTTCAGCGGCACGTTCTTGTCCAAGAACAGTTTTTTCTGAACCCTTAATAATAAAGTATCCGCCACAATCCATTTTGCATTCACCAGTAAGTTGCGAATTAGTAAAATTATTGTTTTGATTTAAAACACATATAGATGATTTTAACATAATAGGCATTTTCCCAATATTAATTTTCGGTAGTGTTTTCTTAATAACCTTGATATTATCCATATTTTCATTATTTCTAATAACATAATCAATATTAATGTCAACAGTCATAGTAGACGCATATGTAAAGTTTCTCAGTTTAGCTTCTTGTGGAAGCATGATTTTTGTTGCACCATTATTTTCATGAATTTGAGGGGGATATAATTTAAAATTATCAAATGTAATAAGACATTCAAGTATATATTGATTTGTTTCTGGAATAAAATCATTTTCAGAGTGTATCTTAACAGGATTGAACATATCAATTGTGTGTTGAACTTGATAGTTTACAAAATTGTTATACGATTCAATTTGATGTCTAACTAATCTATCTAGATGTTTCCCTTCAAAGTAAGATTCAATAATTTGATAAGGTTCTTCTACATAATTACCCAAATGTTCTAATACTTTTTTTTCATTATCCGGAATAGTATTATTAATATTTTTTATATGTTTTTCAATATTATTTTCAGTATCAATTATATGTTTAATTGTGTTGGTTTCTTCATTTTCATGAGGCTTAATCTTTAACTTACGTTTAGAATTCGGTTTTGCCATACTACTACTACTACTATCGTGATTTGCACACGCAGATTTCATTTCATAAGAAGACATTATTTTGTAATAACTTTATACATATTTGCTATGAAATATATTTTCAATTTTTTAACTGTATTTTATTTAATTATTTAAAAATAGTTTTATTGAATGTAGATAAAAAGATTTATTTATGATAATTATTGGATGAATAAATCAAAAAAATTTATAAATTATTTGGATGAACATGCAACTAAAAATGATATGAATTATTTGGAATATGATGTTTTAATGGATAATATAGAACATCAATATTATAATAATATTGATATATTGAATCCAAACCAAAAAAAGAAAATAAAAAAACATAATGAAATAAAACATAATGAAATAAAAGATTTAAAAACGAATAAAGTAATCATTGATAATTCTATTCATAATCTATCAGATTTGATAGATATAATAAATACACACCAATATGACACTAATACAGAATATAATATAGATTTGAAATCATTACATAATGTAAAAGATGAATTGATTGCATTAAATGATATGATTGGTATGGAAACCATAAAAAAGTCTGTATTGGACCAAATGCTATTTTTTATACAAAAATTAGATATAGATTTAAATGGTAATAGTGATTATAAACATACAGTTATTTATGGTCCACCCGGAACAGGAAAAACAGAAATAGCAAAGTTAATGGGTAATATGTATTCAAAATTAGGAATATTAAATAAGAATGTCTTTAAAAAAGTAACCCGAAGTGATTTAATTGCCGGTTATTTGGGGCAAACTGCAATGAAAACAACTAAAATTATAGACGACTGCATTGGTGGTGTGTTATTCATAGACGAAGCATATTCATTGGCTTCTAATGATAATGGTGATAGTTTTTCAAAAGAATGTTTAGATACACTGTGTGAAAAATTAAGTGACCATAAGAACGATTTAATGGTAATAATTGCAGGATATGAAGATGAATTAAAGAACACATTTTTTAAAGTTAATAAAGGTTTGGAATCACGATTTATTTGGAAATTTAATATGGATAAGTACGATGCAAAAGAGTTACAACAAATATTTAAAAAAAAAGTGTTAGAAAGTGGCTGGAAATTAGATTGCGATACAACTATATTAAATAAATGGTTTGAAACAAATTATAAAGTTTTTGTAAATTATGGTAGAGATATGGAACAATTATTAACTTATATAAAAATTAGTCATGGAAAGCGTATATATGGAAAAGATATAGGTTTACGTAAAAAAATAATAATGGAAGACGTAAAAAATGCATTTAAAATATTTAAAAATAATAGAGAAAATAATGAATTACCAAAACATTTACAAAATTTTTATGTATAAATAATATAGAATGTTTGAATTCATAAAACAAGGTCTAGATGCATTTGTCAATTTGAAACCAAAGGAAAGTATGGAAGATAAGAAAACAGAAATCGGTAGTCAGCAATTTATATCACAAGATGTAATGTTCATATTATTGATAATTTTTGTTATTTTACTTTTAGTATTTGTTTTAGGGAAATATTGTTGGAATAACTACTTGGTAGACGCAGTACCCGGAATACAACCATTAACCAGTATTACACAATTTGTTGCTATTTGGTTTGTAGCACAAACTTTATTTACCAAGTAATAAGCCATATTTAGGAAAATAATAAGTTTTACTTATGATATTCTTTTCGTAAGATGTACATATATTATAAGTATCAATTATAAATGAGTGATAAGAAAGTAATTGCAATAGACCCCAATATATTTTCATTTTCAAGTAATACAACACGTAAAAAAAGAGATAAACCAACAGAAGATTCTAAAATAAAAATGAAAGTATCTAAACCAAAAAAGAATGATTCATTAAAGAAGAGGTCAATTTTGAATATGATTAGAAAACATCAAGAAACTGAATATAAAAATAAATTTGATAATTCTAATAAAAAAACTACCAATGATGTTGAAAATTTTAATAGTGATTTTAAAAATGCTACTGACTTTTTTAAAAATTTAGAAGATAACGTTAGTCAAACAGCGAGTAGTAAACCAAATACAAATAACCATACAATAAAACAATATCCAACAATAACAAACCCTCTTCCTAATAAATCATATATAGAACCTAGCATGATAAATACAACATTACCAGCTACATTAAATAATATTACTAATAGCATAAAACCTGCTATAAATGAATTACCAACTGTAATCAATACAAATACAGCAATACCCAAATATGGTTGTTTAAAGAATGGAAGCTTACCTACATATAGGTCATTTATGAATCAAACACGTAAAACACAACCTGATATAATTGGTGGTAAACCGCCCGATACACCAATATATGTAAAGAGTAATAATTTAACATCATCATTACAAAGTTCTAAAATAAAAGAAAAAATAGAAAATATAAATATGAATAAAAATAAGAAAAAGAAAATGAAAAGAAAAAAAATTATACGGCGTACGTATAAGATTGGTAGATCCCGAATAATGCCAAAAGTATCTGTATTAGTTTCAAATAAAACGATAAGAAATAATATATCAACTAAAACTCAATTAATAAAACAGGTACCCATTCATGAAATACGAAGGTATTTAATAAAACATGGGTTTATTAGAATAGGGTCAAATACACCAAATGATGTATTGCGTAAAATGTATGAAAGTGCAATGTTAATATGTGGAGAAATACAAAATCATAATCCAGATAATTTATTATATAATTTCTTACATGACGTGGAAAAGTAAATTATATAAATTTATATTCACTTAATAACCAAGTTACCGTCATAGAAGATACAATAACAACAGTATATATTATTATTCGTACATATTTATCTATATGTTCTGTTATAATTTTGCTTGTTGATTTTTCGTATCTTTCTGCTTCTTCGGCAATTTCGTTTAATTCTCTAATTGGATCTATATAAGAAGGATGGCTATATGACCTTAATTTATATTTACCTTTAATAAAAGGTGAACCAGGTTTACTTGGATCACAAAAATATCCATAATCATTGTTATCATAATAGTTATCATCATATGTATGGATATTTTGAAGAGATTTATAAGTAGTTATATTCATTTTGGTAGTAAATTATTTATATATATATATAAATTATAATATAAACTCAATTTTATAATAACATAAACATTTTTGTTATTATATAATAATATGACCGGAAATGAACAATCTATTTATTCTGAATATTTTAGTTATATTGATAAATATACAACTGAATATGGTGCAAAAACTATAGTTTTTTTACAAGTTGGTGCATTTTTTGAAATTTATGGTATACAAAAAAAAGACAAAATAATAGGAAGCCAAATAGAAGAAGTCACTGATATATGTAAGCTAAATATATCTACTAAAACACAACAGTATGATTCTGGTAATATAGTCATGGCTGGTTTTAGAGATTATACTATTGATAAATACATATCAATGATTACAGAAAATGGTTATACTGTGGCTGTTTATATACAAGTGAAAGACGGTAAAACCGTGTACAGAGAACTAGATAAAGTATATTCAACTGGAACATATATATCTTGTGAAACAGATACAAATACGGAAATTTCTAACAATATAATGGCAATATGGTTTGATGTATTTAAACCACGTAGAAATATAAGTAAACACTCTACCGGAACATTAATTTATGGTGTTTCTGTTGTAAATATTTTTACTGGTCAATCATCCATATTTCAACATGATACAGAGAACAATATTAATGTTACTTCATTTGATGAATTAGAACGATATATATCAATATATAACCCAAGTGAAATTATTATTATATCACCATTTGATGAACCTATATTACAATCAATCATGCAGTATTCAAATATTAAAATTAGCACTGTTCACTTATTAGATTCACGCGATGAAACAAATACAAAAATAGTAAAATGTACTAATCAAAAATATATCAAAGAATTATTGACATTTTTTTATAAAGAAGATACATATGATGTATGCACCCAATTCCAAGAATATACAGTTGCAACGAAATCTTTTTGTTATTTATTAAATTTTATACAAGAACATAATCCAATGTTAAATAAGAAAATTAATATTCCTGAATTTAATAATACATCTAACCGAGTTATTTTGGCAAATCATACACTATTACAATTAAACATAATTAATGATGCATCATTAGATAGTAAGAAAATGGGTAAATTATCATCGGTTATGTCGTTATTGAATAAGTCTTGTTCACCAATGGGTAGACGGTTATTTCAACATAATTTAACTAACCCTACATTTGATGAAGAATGGCTACAAGTAGAATATGATATGATAGATATTGTATTACAAGATGATAATATTGAAATATTTGATTCTTTTCGTAAACAAATTACAAAAATAAAAGATATAGATAAAATTTTACGGCAACTTGTTCTCAAAAAAATTTATCCAAGAACAATATTTGATTTGTTTTCTAGTTTGGATTATATTCAACAAATTAATGTTTGTTTATATGAAAACCAAGAAATAACTCAATATTTGTGCTCTAATATTGTAAATGATAATAATATTGATTGTAGTTCTCTAATGGATACAAAAATTTCCAGTGTAATGGAATTTTTAGAAAAAAATTTATTATTAGAAGAGTGTAAATCTATTAATTCTATGACTACATTTAATAATAATATTATACAAAAGGGTGTTTCTAAAAAACTAGATGATGCTATTGATAAATATGAATTAAGTTTGTCACATTTTAATGAAATTCATAAAATATTTAATGGTTTTTTTAAATTTCATAATATAAATACAGGGGATACAGATTTTGTTAAAGTGCATGAAACAGAAAAATCTGGGTCTACGCTTCAAATTACAAATAAAAGATGTACTATATTGAAAACATTATTAGAAAGTGCTAAAAATCAAGATATACCTGTTAATGAATACTTGAATATATCATTTAATATAGATGACATTAAGTATGTAAAAGCAACTGGTACTAATATGGAAATTACATTTCCATTATTATCAAAAATATGCAAGGATAACTTAAACTATAAAATGATTTTAAATAAATTAATCGGTGATACCTACTTAGATGTATTAACTAAATTAGAAGACACATATTTTACAAATATAGAAGACATATCATCTTATATTGCAAAATTAGATGTATTACAAAGTAAAGCTTACACTGCCAAAAAGAACAATTATTGTAAGCCAGTAATAAATACAAATTTACAAAAATCGGGATTTATTGCTGAAAATATTAGACACTGTTTAATTGAACACATACAACAAGATGAGTTATATGTTCCTAACAATATTAGTATTGGTACAGAAGAAAATTCACAAGATGGAGTTTTATTATATGGAACCAATGCGGTAGGTAAAACATCATTAATTAGGTCTATTGGTGTATCTATTATTATGGCCCAAACTGGTATGTATGTTCCTTGTTCTTCGTTTATATATAAACCATACACTGCAATATATTCAAGAATATTAGGTAATGATAACATTTTTAAAGGATTATCTACATTTGCGGTTGAAATGAGTGAATTACGAGTAATATTAAAAATGGCAGATGAAAATAGTTTAATTCTAGGAGATGAATTATGTTCTGGTACAGAAACTGAATCTGCTTTAAGTATATTTGTTGCAGGATTAATTGAATTCAATAAACGAGAATCTTCTTATATTTTTGCAACACATTTTCATGAAATTGTTTCCTATGATGAAATTATATCATTACAAAAATTAACACAAATGCATATGGAAGTTAGATATGATAGAGAATTAGATTCTCTTGTTTATGATAGAAAGTTAAAAAAAGGTTCAGGACCGCGAATTTATGGATTAGAAGTATGTAAATCATTACATTTGGATGAAGAATTTTTAGAAAAAGCATATGAAATACGTAATAAATATTATCCAGAAACACGTGGAATTTTATCAAATAAGCAAAGTACATATAATGCTAAAAAAATACGAGGAATTTGTGAAATGTGTAAAAAAAATATGGGGGAAGAAGTTCATCATTTGCAACATCAAGAACATGCAAATGAAGATGGATTTATTAATTCATTTCATAAAAATCATAAAGCGAATCTATTGACTGTATGTGAAGAATGTCACGATACATTACATAATGCAGAACACAATAATAAGGTAATGGTAAAAAAGAAAACTTCAAAGGGAATGAAATTAATATAATTATTTATTTTTCTTTTCTTCTTCCTCTTTTACAAAAGCAGCGTTCCCTTTAGATATTAATTTTTGTTCTTGTGTTGCTTTTGTTTTTTCATATTCATCGTTAAAAATATAATCCCCAATATAATTATTACTACGACTTAATAGTACACTATCTGTATAACTAGGAACATATGTAACTGCACCATATTTATATGTATCTGGTTCATAATAGGTAAAATTACTTTGCATTGCTGGACGTTTAATCGCTATTTTTTTCTTTTGGATTGGGTCATACACCCATACAGAACGAAATTCTATATCTTCATTTTTTGCAATAACTTCCGGTGGGTCGTGATATTCAACATCTAGATTGTCCATATTATTGTTGTAATCTATTTTATCTTTCAATTCATTACTTATATCATCTGGACCCATTACATTACCTGTTTCATAAAATCCAGAATCAAAACCTGCATCTTTTGCACTATTTATAGCTTTTTCTTTCGCAATATCAGTTAATGATTGATTACCTTCTTTTACACTACTGTTAAAAAGTATAAAAATACTAAATAATATTAATAATAATATAATATATTTCATTTTATAGTATTATTACATTTTTTTCTTACGAGTTCCCTTGTTTTTATATTTTCTCTTCACTTTACCATTATTTGTAGTCTTTTTCTTGTGTGATTTTCTTTTACCACCAGTATTTTCTGCGTTATTTAGTACCCATCTTTGTTCACTAGTAGTCTTATCTGTGTAATAAAAATTGCCGGGATATCTTGAAGATTCAAACACTGGTATTTTATCGTCAGGCATTAACCATCTAACATCATTCTTCTTTTTATCATGATAATAATAAGTATTGGCTTGTTGATTAGATTTAATTATTTCATAGTCATAACCAGAATTTTCTTTTGGTTTACAAGATGGTGTTTTTGGTTTACAAGATGGTGTTTTTGGTTTAAAAGATAATAGTCTGTTCAGTCTATCATCTTCCTCTTTTTTATTTGCTTCCCATATTTTTTGTTGTTTTGTACGCCATATGGGATATAATTTTTCCGTAGCATTTATATACTCATCACTTTCACGGAATTGTTTAAATTCGTCGTAATACCTCTCAAGAAAACGTTTTCTCCATCCATAATCTCGGGTTGTCTCACGAATAACATGATTAACGGATTCATTTTGTCTAAACCATTTTTGTTGCCAATTATATTTTACTTCATCAATTGGATTACCATCGTTGGGTTTTGAATAAATGGCAACTGGTTTTAAATCAGGTTTTTTATTTATAGGTGGATTATCTAACGGCGTATCCCATAGACGACTATCTTGTAGCAACGCGCGTGAATTACCGTCTCTGCTCATATATTTATGTGTATCAGCTTTATAACGAGCAATTTCGGCATCATTTCTATCTTGTTTATCTTTTTCAGCTTGTTTAAATATTCTTTTTTCAAAATCTTCCATTGTTTCATTTTCGCGTTCTTTTTTCAATCTTTTAAGAGTTCCATCAGCATGAGCTTTTCGTTGTAATTCTACAATTTGTAACACAGTTAAATCATTTGAATGACTTGGCCCATTAAAAACACTTTTGAGTGTTGCATCTTCCTTTCTTTTTTTATTAGAACTACTCATATATATATATTTTGTATATATTATTCTAAACTATTTCGTTTTAGCTTCATTATAGATTTTACTATGTATAATTTTTTCTATATCATGTTTTTCTTTTCTTTTTTTTGCAAATTTTGCATCAAGTTCATGGATATTTTTTACACGCCCAATTGTATTTTCGTATCGTAAAGCTGGTTTTAAATTACTCTGTTCATATTTATAGTTTTTAATATCTTCATAATGTTGTCTTATCGCATCTGCTCTAAATTTTGGGTCAATATTAGTAACATCTAAATCCATAATACCATAGTAACCTTTAATTATGTTTTGAGTTTTCATATTTTTAGTATACTTTTAAATAAGAATAATATTATCAATTTTATATTATTTTTAAAAAATTGATTTATAAATTAGTTTATAATGTTATATTATAGATTTGAAATAAAATGATTATTCCAGTAAAATGTTTTACATGTGGTATGGTACTAGCAGATAAGTATAGATATTATCAAAATGAAGTAAGAAGAATTAAATTACTTCAAGGTAATTCACCTGATAAGGTAGTATATTTAACAAAGGTAAATGCTGAAAAAACAACAGAAGGTGTAGTATTAGACGATTTAGGATTACATAGTGTATGTTGTCGTCGTCATATGTTGACACATGTTGATATTGAATAAGATAAGATAATATAGTATTAATATATAATGGCAAGAACTCATAAAACGAGTCAAACAAAAAGTGGAAAAAAAATAAAAAATGGAAAAAAAATAAAAGGAGGAAAATGTGGATGTAATTCCTTTTTTGGTGGTAAAAAGTCTCGTCAACGTAAAAGACAAACGCGTAAAAAAAGACTAATGAAAGGCGGTAATTCCTTATTTAATAATCCAATTGGTGGAAATGTAACAACATCAGGTGCAATTGCAGATGCAAATATAATGGGTGGAAATCTGGATTCAAGAACAGATTTATATAATTTTGGTGGTAGTAATAATTTTGTTGTATAAAAATAATCTATGTATTTTTTATAATAAGTAAATGATTGGATTAAAAAATTTATGTACACCTTCTTATGTTTATTTGATAATATCAATTATATTATTAATGGTTATGTATTTTCAAAATATGAGTAATACCCATATATATTGTTTAGGGGCACAAGAATGTGAAGTTCCCAATATAAATATGTTATTTGTAATTAAAGTTTTGTATATATTGTTTTGGACATGGATTTTAAACATATTATGTAGAGAAGGCGTCACACCATTAGCCTGGTTACTAGTGTTGGCACCTATTCTATTATTTTTTGTATTATTATCCTTATTATTTGTTAGTTAAATATTACCGATAATAATTCAAAAAATTGATTGAGATTATATGTATATAAATATATATAAATATAGTTAATTATATAACAAAATGGACCCTTTAATTTCAAATATATCAAATAATGAAGATGAATTTAAATTTACAGTAAGTGGTTTAAATGTAAGTTTAGCTAATGCTATACGACGTACAATACTAAGTGATATACCAACCTTAGCATTCTATACTGAAACATATAATGATAATCAATGTAATATTCAAGTGAATACTACTAGACTACATAATGAAATATTAAAACACCGTTTAAGTTGTATACCTATTCATATGAAAGAATTAGATATTTTACCTAATAATTATATATTAGATTTAGATGTAGAGAATAATACAGATTCAATGCGTATTATTACGACAAATGATTTTAAAATACGTAATAAAACAACTAATAACTATCTAACTGAAAGTGAACAAAATAAAATATTTCCATCTAATATTCGTACAAATATGTATATTGATTTTGCAAGATTAAGACCTAGAATTGGAAATACTATTCCTGGAGAGAAACTTAAATTAACGGCAGAATTCTCTCTTCGCACTGCGAAGGACAACAGTATGTTTAATGTAGTATCCAAGTGTTCATATGGTAATACTATAGATGTCATTAAGTCTAAAGAGATTTGGGAAGAACACGAAAACAAAATAAAAGCCGATGGTTCAACTGCCGACGAATTGGAAATACAAAAACGAAACTTTTATTTATTAGATGCTCATCGTCATTTTCAAGAAAATAGTTTTGATTTTGTAATACAATCTGTAGGTGTATATGAGAATAACAAAATTGTACAAATGGCAAATGAAATTTTACATAAAAAATTCTTAGATTTAGTTAATTCTATTGATTCTGGACTTGTATTAGTTAAATTAAGTGAAACTACAATGGATTATTGTTTTGATATTGTATTGGAAAATGAAGATTATACAATGGGTAAGGTATTGGAATATATATTATATGAAAAATATTTTATTGAAAATAAAAAAATGTCATATTGTGGTTTTAAAAAATTTCATCCACACGATACAGATAGTGTTATTCGTGTTGCATTTGAAGATGTTACAGATAAAGTAATGGTTGCCCAATATTTACGAGAAGCATGTGTTCTTGCAGCCGATGTATTCTCACGTATTTATAAAATGTTTTAAATCATCAATGATGTAAAAATATATAATAAATTTGTATATATTTTTTACTTGTATTTTATGTTTTTTTTTTTATAAGGAATAGGTTTTTTCTTTTTATGATGTTTGTGGGTTTTCTTTTTATATTTTTTACCTCCTACTAAATCGTTTAGATTCTTTATAGTTTGACTTTTTCTTAATGGATATGTATAATCACCTTCACATGTTTTCCATGTTTCATTAATACTTGGAACTTCATCATCATAATTTTCATAATGTTCATCATATTTTGAAGCAATATTTTTTTTATTTTTTTCAGCATTTATAATCTTATTTTGTACTCTTAATATATTTGTTAATTTTGGGTTTAACCGGTTTTCTTGTTCTTTTTCTTGACGCATGCTTTGATAACCTTGATTCGTTGGCACCAAAGACCACATGGTATTTGTAGGTGATGAACGCGGACGGCTTAGTATCTTTATACTACTATTATGACAATTCTTACCTCTACCTCTATTTTTTTTGGTTAATGATGGCATCTCTATATATTAATATTATAAAAAATTATATTACAATTCTTATATTTAGATGATTTACACCTAAAACCGTATATACTAAAAAATAATTATGCATACTATTAAAATGTAAGAATAATATATACAATAGTATAATGAGTGGTAAAGAAGAACAAGAACCTGTAATTGAAAAAACTACTGACATGGTTAAGCTTGATAAAAAAGGATGTTTGGATTCTCTTAAAGAAACTGTAAGTGACCAAGATTTTAAACAGAAAATTGGTATGTATATTTCATTTATAACTGAATTGTATCGTGCCTTAATGGGTTCTTTTTTAGTATTATTTGTTCCACAAAAATGTGGTGATCATATTTGTGCTATGAGTGACAATATTAGTACTGGCGAAAGCTTAAAAGACAGTGCATTTTCTTTTAATATCATTGTATTTGTTTTATTTTTACATATGTATTTTGCAGAATTACGTCGTGAAACAAAAATGATTGATTATTTACATATTAATCCTGAATTACCTAGAGATAATGATGCAGTTGGTGAAGCTTTGGTTAGATTACCCCAAGAGAAAAGAGAATGTATTTGGTTTTGGGATAAATATTATGCTAGAAGTGGACAACTTGCTATGGTCGGATATCTTGTTAATATGGTATTAAGTGGTTTGGTTATATTTGATAATTATTTGGATGATAAAACATTGACTGTATTTATTACAAATGGATTATTTATGGCATTAAAATTAAATGATACTCAAACCACTACATCTACTGATAAAAACATTTTCTTATCCGCATATTTAACAAGACGCATTCAATATAATGATGTTGACCCAGATAAGATGATTGACGCAGATAAGGTTGTTGAATTAGTTGATAATCAAGTATAAATCTTTATATTACACAAAAATATTATATTAAAAAATTGAATAAAAATATATTTATAATTTAATTATAAATATAGTCATGGAAAAGCGTATTAATAATAAACTAGAAACATATATTAGTAATTTAAAAACCAATATATGTAATAAAATTAACAGTTCTACAATTGAGGATAAAGAACAAGTAAATGAATTGTTGCAATTTGTATATGATTATGAAAGATTAACAATGGAAAAGGATGATTTTATTAAACGTAAACGTATCAAAAATGCGATACCAGTAACAAATAGATGTAATGCATTGCGTGCAAATAATGAACAGTGCACACGACGTAGAAAAGAAGGTTGTGAATTTTGTGGAACACATACCAAAGGTACACCACATGGGTTGATTCAAAATATTAACCAAAATAATGATAATACTAAGAAACATCAGGTATATGCAAAGGAAGTTCAAGGCATTGTTTATTATATTGATAATATTAAAAACGTATATAATACAGAAGACATTATGAATAATATTAGTGACCCACAAATTATTGCTACTTATGAAAAAAAGGGAGATGATATTATTATTCCAAAATTAGGGTTGGTATAAATTATTTATTAATTTTACGTGTTATATTTTCTTGTATGGTTTCCCCTCTATTTGTAGATATAAACTCAGTCATATCATTTGCTTTCTCTATATCTCCTTTATAATATTTAGATAAAATATCCATTAAATTCTTTTTTGTAATAGGTTTTTTTACAGTTTTTTGTGTATAACATAATTGTCCATCTTTAATATCTACACAATCTATTTCATTGTCTTTCATTATATTCATTAATGATGTTGATAATTCTTTTTTGTCGTTATTTCGCATAGTTTGTTCCTTTTTTAATGATCTAATTTCATTATCTAATTTTACCCATTCTCTTATTGTTTTTATTAATAATTCTTTAGTAGACATAAGTATTACTAAGATATATTTTTTATATTATACATATATATTAATAATATGTATTTTACAAATCCACGTAGTATTCAACAAAATAATAAGTTATATACTCAAAATCAGAATAAAAGTAAACCAACTATGGGGATGCATATGAATATAGTTGTAAATGCGGCTAAATCTACTACAAATATACAACCGTCACCTCCATCAGCAAAGCATGTACCTGATATTACATGGGGGAAATCTTATTGGTTCTTTTTTCATACAATGGCTGAAAAAATAAAACCAGAATATTATTTACAATATAGAAACCATATGTTTGATATTGTTAAAGAAGTATGCCATAATTTACCATGTCCTGACTGTGCTCAACACGCAACTAGTTATATAAAAAACATAAATGTAAATTCATTAAAAACGAAAGAAGATTTTATTATGTGTTTATTTGAATTTCATAATTCAGTAAATAAACGTAAAAACGTTACAATATTTACAGTAAATGAATTATTACAAAAGTATTCTAAAGCTAATTTCAAAAATATCATTAATTATTTTATGTATTATTATAGAATGGAATACCGAAGTATACGTATGATTGCAGATACTATGCATAGACAACGTTCTGCAACAAAAATTTTAAATTGGTTGCAATCTAATTCTAATTTATTTAATTTATAAATAATATAAAAATAATTCTTGGATAATAGTTATATCTATGCCACTTATTATTGCAGAGTATATTTGGATTGGTGGAAATAATTATGATCTACGTTCCAAGTGTAGAACATTAATGTGGGATAAACAAACGCCTATTAGTATTAATGATATCCCTCAATGGGATTATGATGGTTCTAGTACTAATCAGGCTAATGGTGACAATTCAGAAGTTTTATTAATTCCGGTTTCTTTATATAATGACCCATTTCGTGGTAGCGGTAATTATTTAGTCATGTGTGAAACTTTTAATGATACTAAAACCCCTGCAAAAAATAATAACAGGGCTAATTCACGATTAATATTCAATAACGATATTGTACAAAAAGAAATGCCTTTGTTTGGATTGGAACAAGAATATACTTTATTTCAAAAAGATAAAAAAACACCTCTTGGTTGGCCTGAAGATGGAGTTCCTGAAGAACAAGGACCCTATTATTGTGGGGTTGGCTATGATAATGCTGTCGGTAGACAAATTGCGAATGAACATTATAGATTTTGCTTGGATGCTGGATTAATTGTTTCCGGAATTAATGCTGAGGTAATGAAAGGACAATGGGAATATCAAATAGGACCTTGTCATTTAATGGATATTGGTGATCAAATGTGGATTTCTAGATATATTATGTATAGAATCAGTGAATTATATGAAATACATGTTTCGTTTGACCCAAAACCCATTGAAGGTGATTGGAATGGTGCCGGATGTCATGTTAATTACAGTACATTATCTATGAGAAGCGGGGTTGAAAATAGTATAGAAAAAACTGTATTTGGATTATCTACGAGTCATAACGATTTAATTAAAATTTATGGCGAAGGTAATGAACGACGCCTCACTGGTAAACATGAAACATCCAAATTAGAAGAATTCTCTTATGGTGTTGCCAACCGAAAATGTTCTATTCGCATTCCTATCAATACTATGGTTAAGAAGTCAGGATATATTGAAGATAGAAGACCTGCTAGTAATATTGACCCATATTTAGTTACAGCTTCTGTTGTTGATGTAACCCTTCTTAAGAATTATGAAGAAGAACCTGATTATGAAAATTCTATTGCGGAAATCAATAAAAATATTTTTCAAAATGAAAACATTAAATTAGAAAAAATAGAAGAATAATTATTTAACTTACATACTCATTTGTATTAATCTAAATCGGTTGTTTTACACATTTGAACATTTAAAAAGCCTATTTTTATCTTTGTATTATATATAAATGAAATCAAGTTTATATAAAAGACAAATTATTATGTTTATTGTAATGGTCATTATTGGTATTCTATTCAATCCTATGAACATATTAGCATATAGATTTTCAGACTTGTATATATCACAAACACTATTTTATGGTGGTTTATTAATGGCTTCAAATATGATGTGGGGACATGAAATTGTTCATTATTTATCAATGGGGCATTTTAATATGTTAGTTTTCTCTGTTGGAATTATTTTATCTATTGGTGTATCAATACTATTATTACGACAACAATTATTAGTTGATGATAAACAATGGTTAAGAAGAATGATTAGTCATCATTCTACCGCATTAACAACCTCTCATAAAATATATAATAAAACAAGTAATCCCAAATTAAAAAAATTAGCGAAAGAAATCATTGATACGCAAGAAAAGGAAATACAATTAATGAAATCTATGTTATAAATAATTGGTGTCTTTATGATTGCGTATATTAATATTTGCATGAATTAATGTCTCAATATGTTGTTAATTATACTTATCTAAATATAATTAGCAGTTATTTTACCACTTTCTATTGCACCTTCCATTGACAAGATATTTATACTTGTTTTTTATCAGCAGCTATCAGGTATATCTTTTTAATTTACTAGTTCTTTACCATTTTTGAATACTTTGCATTTGTATTGGGTTTCACTCACTCTTTCACATTTTTCATTGTTTTTATATTTACCAAAATACAACAGTTCTGGTGTTTTTGTTGAAGACATTATTACTAACCATGCCCAACCTAACAAACCACCTACCAAATATGCAATTCCACTTGTTATCCAATTATAACAATAAGGTAATTCTTTATATTCTGGATTAAAGAATTTATTCACTATATTTCCAATATTGGTATTATTATACCAATCAGCTAATATTAATATACTAAAAAACACTACAGTTGGCCAATTATATTTTACTAAATTTGTCCCTTCGTCGCTGCCTACATATATCATGTTAGATAGTAAGTATATAAAAGTAAAAATAATGATTGATGAACCTACCGGTATTTGAGATAATTCACTACTACCAAATGACACTATCTTACAAATTGGGTCTTGAATATCTACAACAGGTAAAAATGGTTTTATTAGAGAACTTATGATAATAATAACACCAATTGTAAATATTAATCCCATTAAGTAGACAATACCTTTTAGATCATTATTAAATATGGAACCAATTGTGAAAAAACAGACCAATATAAAAGGACATAGTCTCATAAATAAATATGTAAATGTGCTAATATTAATATCCATATTATTGATTATATATTTATAATAGATTATAACTATATAAATTATTTTTTTTGTTTAGTATTACATTTGAAATATTTTCTTTTTGGAATAGTACATATATTATCATCAGCAGTGAAATATTGTAAATCCTTGTTATTAAATTTGTTAATTAAATATCCCCACAATAAACCCATTAATCCAGATATTAACATACCTATCATAATATTCATTCCACTAAAACAATTGTTTCTGGTTAACCATATCATATCTGTCAATATTAATATACCTAAAAATACCAATAACAGTAGATTTGGTATTATGGAATTATTAATAGCCATTGTATATAATAAATAAAGTGTTGTAAAACAATACACTGATATACTTAATGGCACATTGGATATGTTAGCTATATGATTTATTGTTACAATATTACATAATTCACTCTGGTTAGAGAACATATTATCCTTTTTTGTTATACCATTCCCTATAAATATAGTGACTATTAAACTGATAAATAATCCTATCAAATATATTATTCCTTTAAAATCCATGTTAAGTAAAGAAAATAACAAAAAATAACAAACGATTAGAAATGGTGCAAAAAAATATAATAAACTTCTAATATTATTTATATCTAATTTCATTTATTCTAAATTTTATATTATATGGTGATATTATCCTGACACAAAAACATAATTAAATACATCCGTTATTTTAGATATGGGAATAAATTTTATATTGGAATTCTGTAATTCGTGTTTTTCTTGCCATTTGATAAAATCACGATTGTTCTCTTCAGGATATAAAAATGTTTTTATACCAGCACGAATACCACTATTTATCTTTATTGATAATCCTCCTATAGCTGTTACCTCACCACTTAAACTAATTTCACCAGTTATTGCTACATCATTACCTATTAATTTTTTGTTTAACAAACTATATATGGCAGTTGTTATTGCAGTTCCAGCAGAAGGACCATCTTTTGATATACTACCTTCGGGACAATGTATATGTAGACCTTGACATTTGGTTTTGGTAAAATACTTTAACCATTGTTCTTTTATATTATCATCGGTTAAACTCCATGCCAATGTTTTTGCTACATTCATACTTTCTTTCATTACATCACCTTGTAATCCAGTTAATTGTAAATCTAAAAATACGGATGATGGGAAAAAAGATGTTTGAATTGGAATGATTCCACCTAATCCTAGACTATTTGCCCATAAACCATTGATGATTCCTACTCTGGGTTCTCCATATATCTTTTTTTCAGTTATTTTTTGGTATTTTATTAGATAATTATTTTCTAGGTTCTCTAATGTCACTTTAATCGGTATACTATTTTCTATTTCTTCATTATTCTTCAATAATTCTAAATTTATTTCACCATATAAATCAAACATTATTTCTTTTAACTTTCTTACACCCGGTTCACTTGTATACCTAGTAATTATATGTTCTATTATACTATCATCTATGTCAACTACATTATCAAATCCCATTTTTGTGTTAATTTCAGGTATAATATACTTATGTATGATTACCATTTTATCTTCTAATGACAGGTTCTCAAACTTAATTCTATGAATGCGATCTAATAGAATTTTATCTATTAAGTCTGCATCATTATATGAAAATATAAACAGGGCTTTTGATATATCTATATCAATACCCGTAAAATATTTATCTTGAAATGAATCATTCTGTGTTGGGTCAATTAAATGGGTTAATATACCAATTATTTCTTTCCCGTTCTCTGTATTACTCACTTTATCTAACTCATCTATGTATATTATTGGATTCATACACTTTGTTTCCATTAATATGTCTACTATTTTACCCCATGTTGAATTTACATAAGTATATCCATGCCCTTCTAACGATGAACCATTACTTGAACCACCAACTGCTATAAATATAAAAGGACGAGTTGTTCCATCATGATTACATAAACAGTTTGTTAATCCTTTCTTTGCTAGACGTGTTTTTCCTATACCTGGAGAACCTTCAAAACCAAAACAATAACCGGATTGTTCTCCGTTAATCCATTGACCTATTATCTTCATTATCTGTTTTTTTGCATGACTATGACTATAGATTGAGTTCTCCAATGCATCTTCTATCTTTGTTGTCTCATTGTGGAATTCTATTATGTTTGTTTCTACATTTATTATATTTTTTGCATTTGTTATGTAATCTTGACAATGACTTAATGCTGTTATTGCTGTACATATTTCATACAACAATGAATAATCTATCGTTTCTAATCCATTTATATAATTTGTAATTTCCAAAATCTTATTGGTTTTATTCTCTTTCAATAAATACTTCTTTATATTTTTATCATTGAACAACAAATTTATTAACACATTGAGAACCCGTAATGGCATCTTATAAATACGTTCTAATAATAACGTTATTATACGTTTATTTAACAAAATCTTGTAATTTTTATTCATAGACCTTATTTCCAATAATGTGTATTTTCTCTTATCTGCGTCATTTATATCAAAATTTTTGGTAATAAAATTCTTGATTTTTTTAAAGTCCGCATTTATTGATTTTATAGTAGCTAATATTGGTTCTTCTCTGTATTTTCCAAATGGTATTCGCACTAATCCTTCCAAATATTGTTTTATTTTTGCACCAAATTCATCTGGTCTACCCTTTAATTCTTTTAATTTTATCATTGCCTTTTCTTTTACTGCATCCGGTGCTTTTAATATACAAATCTGTTGTTCTAATGATATTTTATTAGATTCATACTTATTTATCGTTTCGTTTGTATAATTTATATTATATTTTACTATATCCTTCATTTTATTACGAATCTTCCACGGAAAACTATTATAGATAATATCTTGATGGCATATACTATATCCGGTTGTACTATTCAATAAATCATATAACAAATAACAGATATATTCGGTTTCTTGATTATTATAAAATAATAAGTTTAATAACATACACCGCTGTGTATACATATCCATTTCTAAAAATTGGGTTGTTACGATTTCTATATTTGTTTGTTCTACTTTTGCTATATCCACATTTACTACATTTAATCTGGTTATTATGTCATTGTTTCCATAAACCATAATATCTTTTAAGGTTAAATTTGTTATTATGTTTGTTAATATTTCTTGTTCATCATCATCATATGTTTTTATAGCTTGATTCAATGATTCTATTCTATGATTTATGTATGAATTATTTATACATTCTATATGAATGTCATCTAATACACCTGTTACAATTAATGTCTTTCTTGTCTTTATATTTTGGATTACAATACGAATACTATTCGTTTTTTCTAATAATATTTTTGTATCATTATCTATGTCAAAACATTCATATGATTGGACAGTAAACATTTCTATGATTGATTCTGTGTTTTTATCACAACAAATTATTTCTGGTTTATTGTTCTCAAATGTATAATCACTCTTCCAATGAATTAATTTATATCCAATTGGATGGAAAAAACTTGTTATTAAATTATATTTTTCTTTTATAATTGGGTCGATTGGCATATCGTTTTTGAAATCTGTGCCAAAACTAATAAATAATAAATCTACAAAATTCTTTGTACCAAAACCACAGATTATCATTGATAATTTATCTATTATCTCTTGTAACCCGTTTATTAAATATTCGGTTGTTACTGCTTCATTATTTATTGTTTCTTCATATAATTCTTTATTTTTTACAAATAAATCTGTTAATATTGTTATTGATAGTTTTGAATCATTTTCACTAAATAATTCATACATTTTATAATGTTTTATTGATAATATTGTGTTTTGAATTATTTCATTAATATATTTTATCTTTTTTGTTATAAAAATTATTATACTTGTATTTGCGGTTTTGTCATTTATGTCATATTTTAATATATTATGACTATTCACCTTTTTTAATCTAATTGTATTCATCATTATATATAGTTATACTTATTTCTTGATATAATAACGGTCTAAAATAACATTCATAAATGATATAAACATTTTTTCATTATTATATTAACTTATCATGGGAATTCCTAGTTATTTTTCGCATATTATTAGAAACTATTCTAATATTATACGTAACTTCCGTTATTTCTCATGTACACCATTTCATTCACTTTACATGGACTGTAATTCGGTCATCTATGATGCTGTACATTCTACTGAATATAATAATCAAAATTGCGATGTTTATGAATCATTAGTCATTGATATTGTTATACAAAATATTGAAAATTATATTCATATTATTAAACCTACACATACTATTTTCATCGCATTTGACGGGGTTGCACCTTTTGCAAAAATGGTTCAACAACGAACTAGACGATGTAAAAATTCGTTTATTAACAATCATTATATCAAAAATAATGACATGAAATGGGATACTTCTGCAATTACACCTGGAACTCAATTTATGAATACTTTATCCAAGCGGATACAATACAAGTTTAAACACGCTGAACAAAATTATAATGTATCTAATATTGTTGTCTCTTGTTCAAATGAACCTGGTGAAGGGGAACATAAATTATTTGATTACTTACGCAAAAACCCTTGTTTAAATGAAACTATTGCATTATATGGGTTGGACTCTGACTTAATTATGTTATCTATTTTTCATTTGCAATATTGTAAAAATGTATATATTTTTAGAGAAGCACCTGAGTTTTTAAAACATTATTTTCCTATCACACCGGATAATGATAAAAATATGCCTTATTTTTTAGATATGAAAGTATTAACTAACAGTATATTGACAGAAATGAAATGCAAAGCTAATGATTATCACCGCATTTATGATTACATTTTTTTATGTTTCTTTTTAGGTAATGACTTTTTACCACATTTTCCATCCATGAATATACGTACTCATGGTATACAAATTATTTTAGATATTTATAAAAATCATATTGGCAACCGTAATGATAAATTTATTATTGATAAACATTTTAATATTCAATGGAATTCTGTTAATAAAATTATTAATGAACTCGCTAAAAAAGAACACGAATTAATAACAATTGAATATGATACACGTAAAAAAATAGGAAAAAGGAAATTTCCTACTAACACAGATAAGGAAATTGATGAGTATTTTCAAAATGTACCTATCATTTTTCGTCCTGATGAATTATATATTTCACCAAATGAACCAGAATGGGAAAATAGATATTATAAAACATTAATTGGGGGGGATGTTAATGAAACCAATATTAAAAATATATGTACGAATTATCTAGAAGGATTAGAATGGGTATTTAAATATTATTCTAGTGGGTGTCCTCATTGGAAATGGAAATATTGCTTCCATTATCCACCTTTATTAAAAGATTTGTGTAAATATGTACCACATTTTGATACTACATTTATTCACAGTAAAACTACTAATTCTAATAAACCATTTACTCCATTCACTGATTCAGTTCAACTTTCTTATGTATTACCATTCAATAATTTGGATTTATTGCCCAATAAAATTAATCACTTTTTAACTTCTAATTATCAACATCTTTATGCTGATAGAATACAATTTCAATGGGCTTTTTGCAGATACTTTTGGGAATCACATCCTTTACTTCCCGAAATATCTTTAGAGTTGTTAGAACAATGGGATATACAATTTAGAATGCATTTTGATAATATCAAAGCATAATTATATAAAAAAATCACAATTATAATAACTAATATGATTTTTAATAAACAAAACTGTGATAATTGTGTTTATCTATTTATCAATGATGGAATCAATGGGGTAAATAAAGTTTATGAATTATTAAGTTCATTTATTAAAAAATATGAAATTAACAATAATTTGAGTGAATATCGCACTGATACAAAAATGCTTTTTACAGTCTTTCAAAATACGTTTGGTAGCGAATTAACTAAAAATGAAATTATAGCTTCTATGGATAACAGTGACATGGATGACAAACAAGAATATGAAAACGATTTAACTGTTGTAGGAAATATACAATATGTATTAGACCATATTGATACTGTTGATTTGTATAATCCAGATAAAGATTTTAATTTAAGTTGTGCATATACATTTTCATATTTTAATAAAAAAAAAATGAGTTAAATCAATTAATTTATACCATGACTGCTGTTACTCAATTAGTATCTTCATGTAGAACCAGTATAGAATTCATTAATGCTAATATGACAGAAATTAACACTACTGTTACTGATACTGTTACTGATACTGATGAATAAAATAAAAAATTGATATTTTTATAACAGATTTTTTGTTAATTATTATTATGAATTCTTATTATAACGTTCTTAACTTGAAACAATATATTAATAATGAATCATTAAAAATTATTTCTAACTTTTGTATTAGTAATTTTGGTATATATATGTTATGGATTGGTATACATTATATTGCTGCACATTTATATGTATATTGGTGTGTTCCTGCTACACTTGTCGGCATTATTATGTCGCCATTTCTTGTTCCAGCACCACATTGTTATGGGTTACGATGGGCAGTTTATCACGGTGGTAACAGCATAAATGCTATGTGGACCATTATTAGTGTATGGCTACTTTCACATTTATTGCCATTAAAAACAGAATAAATATTTTAGATAAAAAGAATTAATTTAAATGTATATAATGATTTTTTACATTTATAACATTGATTGTAAAAAGTAAATAACGCATAGTAGTGTAATGTTGAGTAGTATGCGTGTGTTGGATATGTTGGATTTGAAGGGTTAGTGTGTAGGGTTATATATCGTTGTAGTCGTCGCTGATGGGTAGTGTTAGTGTAAGGTGGTT